TGGGTCGTTCAAGATGCGAAAGCATTTTGAGGAATGCCGCAGTGGCGGAACTGGCAGACGCCCGGGACTTAAAATCCCGTGGGTAGTGATACCCGTACCGGTTCGATTCCGGTCTGCGGCATCGAACTTAATCTCTGAATTCCTTGTAGATCCAGTGTTTGCAAGGGATTCAGAGATTTTTTATTGTGTTTATGGGGCACAAATGGGGCAAACTATAAAATTTTTAACTCCCGTAGCTGTTCGTTTCGCTTACTTTCTAATTTTTTTGTGACGTGGAGATAAATTTCTTTTGTAACTCTGCTGTCATTATGTCCCAGTCTTTTTGAGATACTTTCAATGTCAATTCCTTGTTCCATCAGTAAACTGGCATGTGTATGCCGAAGAGTGTGCGGTGTGATTCTCCGCCCAATGATTCGCTCAGATGTTTCACGTAAATATTTAGAGTAGCAATCGAAGTTGATGTGTTCTTTCGTTGTTCCAGGGAAGAAAGCTGTGCTGAATGCCACTACAGTGCCTTTGTGGTAGCATAGGAGCACGTTTCTACAGACCGTAAGTAACTCGTCTTGAATATATACATCTCGCACAGAACACGGTGTCTTTGGACTTGTAACGATGTCAGCTACATTGTCATACGTTTTCGTTACATGAATTTTCCTATTCTTCAAATCAACATCAGAAGTGTTCAGAGCTGCAGCCTCGCCAAATCGAAGACCAGACAAGGCGAGAAATTCAGTAAGCAACTTCCATTCTACAACGGTCATTCCAGCAATCAACTCCTTTAACTCCAATGATTCAACGAATTTGTTCTCTATTTTCTGCCGATGAGGTATATCACTGAAACGCTCTATCTTTCCAAGATAAGATATGTCTGCAATATAATCATTCTTGTATCCCCAACGTAACAACGCTTTTAATCTGATCATCCATTCATTTAGAGTGCTGTGTTCTCTACCAGTGCCGAGGAAACGTTCTCTGATGTATCCGGCTGTCAGCTTGTCAACATAGATATCTTTGCCAAGAATGCTCATAAGCGTGTTACACACGGCACTGTTCCTTCTGTAAGTAGATTGTTTAAGGGTCTTGACTTGTTCTTTTCTGTACAGATCGACAAGGTCTTTTAAACGGATCCTGTCCACTTGCGGTGTGAGGGCACTCTCAATTTTATCTGACAAAGTCAGTGCTGCCATTTTACGATTCTTTGCTGTGTTTTTATCCATTACAACAGCTGCTCGTTTTGACTTCCCGGTCATTGGATCGGTGTAGCGTTCTACAAATTTGTACTTGCCATTCTTTAATTCTTCAACCCACATAATCATCTTCCTTTCTATATTTGAGTACAAAAATAACAGCCCCACAACAGAACAACAGTTCTGCTTGTATGACTGCCCCGAAGATGATACAATATTATTGCTTCATATAATCTGCACCGCTCTTCGGAGTTTGGTGTGTCAACCGTTCCTTTACTAGAGGAGCGGTTTTTTTATCTAATTTTCTCTGTTTACAAATTCACTACACACATCTCTTAATTCTGTATACAGTTCATCTGTAAGTTCTTCACCGGCATATTGTCTTGCCAGTAATTCTCTTCCATAAGCTCTCAATTCCGTATCGGATAAGGAAGAAAGTTTGTTGTCATAAACGTATTCTTTTATATTCATGGTTCCCTCTCTTTCTTTTAGTGAGATAGCCTTGTTTGCTAAGCGCACCACACGCTTTATATAATTACTGCTGATCTTTCATGCTTGAAGAATCAGCTGAGTTTATAACTTCTCCAGAGTCTTTGTCTACGAAATTAACGGTAGTATTAATTTCATCTTCTGGAACAGCGTTCAATGCTTGATAAATATTCCCTTCCATGTAGAAAGCAATAGCAACAAAGCTTTCAAGGCCATTAAATGATGCGCTATCAACACTGACAGTGAATTCTGTCAGATCATCATTGTAGGTGATGGATTCAATGGAAGGGTAGTTTTCTTTATCCGCGATAATTTCTTCATTACTTCCATCTACGCTTTCCTTGATTGAACCAAGAAGTTCTTTATGAGCTTCCTTTGTCATTTTCATGGTGATAGAACCATCTTCATTTTTAGTGATTTCTTTAACACCAGCTTCCTTAGCTTCTTCATCTAGTTCAGCTTCACCATCTTTGACAAGGGAAGCCGGGAGTGTAACTTCAACGCTAAGCAAATTCTTTTCGGCTTTCAATTCCTCTCCATCATCAGACGATTGGTCTGTAGAAGCTTCACTGTTGTTTCCACTCTTCGGAGAGCTGCCACACGCAGTAAATGAAAGTGCCATAGCTCCGACCAACAACATTGCTACGAGTTTCTTTTTCATAAGCTTTTCCTTTCTATTGAGAGCCTGTTCCTTAAGTACACCACATACTTATATATAAATCCCTTCCGGAAGTTATATTAATAAAAAATATTGGAGTGGCAGTAATAATCCAACGTATCCTTTTTTAGACATTACGTTTATTATAGAGTTCATTCCCAAAGCAACTTCAATATCTTTTTGCAAAGATTGTATTGCTTTTATCCGCGTTTTTCCAACTGGAATAATTTGAAAAAGTAAATAGGCTTGCAATACGGAGTAGGAATCAATTTTTATTTGAATACCTACTGATTCATATAGTTCAAGAATTTTCTTTTTTGCTTCGTTTATTTTGGATGTATCTAATTTGTTGGGCAAGTCAACACTGCTATTTGACTGTACGAAGCGTTTATTATTATATCTGATATTTCCTTCATCGTCTTGATATTTGAAATTTTGGCTTGGATCGAATTCACATGATGCTGTACAAAATTCAGCGTAAACATCTGTAAGTTTTGGTTCATAACTAGGCGCCGGACATTCGGAAATCGTAGCATTTTTAAGAATCTCCTTGCATTTTTCTTTATCAACTAAAACTTTTCTAGGACTGGTTCCGTTTTCTTCACCAACTATCCCTATTTCATATAACTGATCCATGATATGAGCAGCACGGTTAAATCCAACCTTGTATTCACGTTGAATTTTCCCTATTCCGATGCTATCTCTGTCTGCGGCCATCAGAGCTGCGTTAGCTAAATATACATCTCCGTTTTCGATAACGATATTTTGAATCTGATTATCCGTAGTTTCTTTAGGCTGACTCTCTGACTTTTCTTGATTCTGAGTGCAAACTGGATGGCTTATACATTTACGAAAGTTTTCTGGATTGTTGAGACATATACCACATTCTATGCAGAAAGAGTATGTCTTTAAATTCTTAGTTCCACAGACTGGACATATAATAATTTTGTCGTCATCGGTTGATTTTTCTTCTGTGTCTGGCATAATATCCTGTTCCTGTTCCTGTTCCTGTTCCTGTTCCTGTTCTGTTTCTCGTTCCACGGGAGCTGCTTGCATCACAGATTGATTATCTACAGAAATGTCTTCCGGAGGAAAATGAAAATCCCTTACGATTTGAAAACCGCATTGCGTACAGAACTTACATTTTGCGTCAATTTCTGCTCCACACCGAGGACAAAGCATTACATCCTTATCAAATTCTAGGTCAGGTATTTCCTTCTCCCTTGTCTTCAGGAATTTATAGAACGGATATAACGCAAATAATATTTCTCCTGAAATCAGCGATAGAACAATATCCAATCCACGATACTCATTTACAGAGTACATCCAACCAAAGAGCCATACAATAGCAGCGATTATCGCCCAGTTCCTATAGAATGTAGGTGAGTGTATTTTCTTCGGCTGTGCTTTTTTCCATGCTTTACGAGCCAACTTCCGCTGTCTCTTTTCTTCTTTATGAAGTATCTTTAACTGTTTCTTTCTGTTTTTAGCAGCTATTTTTGCTCGCTTACGGTTATACATTCCGTGTACGAGCATTCTTTTTATATAATGATATTGGCTAGGTCTCATATAATAACCTCGCAATTAGAGTTCTTTGAATTTCATAATCATTTCATTATATCCAGACAAGCGTGCTATTTGTTCTCTGGGCATTCCAGGATTCTCATAGATCAGTTCATCTGGTATCAACAGTTCTGCTGCAAAAGTATTCGCTTCAATTTCCATCTTGGAAGTCAGCAGAAGAGTCTTGTTTCTAATGAAATAACAATTTTCCTTTCGGTGCATAATCGAATGAGCAAGTTCGTGAGCCATAACAAGAGTTCTTTCATGTTCCTCTAAATCTTCGTTAAGGAAGATGCACTTATGGTTCTTGAGGAACATATAGCATCCAGCGCGGGATCCAAGCGGACCGGTCTGAACTTCAACATTCAGATATTCTGCAAGCCTAAAAGGGTTTCTAGTATCATATTTTTTGACGTAATAAGCAACTAAGTGCTTAACATCATGTGCTTTCAATTGCAACACCTACTTCTTGTTCTTGTTAGGATTGTATTTTTCCTTATTGATAGGTTTCAACCGGCGCATCATTAATTCGATCTGTCCAAGAAGCAGTTCTGTGTCTTCTTCCGGAATAGGTTCGCCCTCGTAGGAGAGCGGACCATCTGCACCATTCATTAATTTTCCACGGAGATTCTCTAAATCCTTTGCAATGTCTCTTTCGTCTTTGGAAGTAATTGCATAAGGATCCCCTTTCTTTTCTTCGCCAGTGAAGTATTCTGTAGGGACTCCAAAGTAGTCCGCTATTTTCTGTAACTTCTCCATCTTTGGAGTATATTTGCCCTGCTTCCAACTGGTAAGTGTGGCTGTTGTTACTCCTGTTTCTTTTGAAACTCTATAAGCAGTTACATTATTTTTCTTTAGTAATTCTTCAAATTTTTCATACATAGTTTTTCCTTTCTAAATAACTTAGAAATCTATGCTAATATATATTGACAAGCTAAGAAAACTATGCTAATATACAAATATAGCTTAGGTAACTAAGTTAAAACAATATAAGGTTTCTTAAATAACTTAGATGGTACTTTGATTATATAAGAAACCTTAGATAGTGTCAATATCTAAGGAGGTGTAATAGTGTACGAAAAATTCCAATTATTATTGGATAAAACAAACAAAACACCATACCAAGTATCGAAAGATACCGGAGTTTCCACGGCAACTTTGTCCAGTTGGAAAAATGGTGTATATGTTCCTAAAGCCGACAAATTACTTATTTTGTCAAAATATTTTGGTGTTCCGATTGAGTATTTCCTTGAAGAGTAGGAAGGAGAAAGCCAATTGGATAGGAGAGAAAAAATGCAGATGACAAAAGCACAAGCCGTTGCAGAATTGGAACGTATACAAGAATTACTTCCTCTGATTGCTGAAGCTGTCAAAGAAGAACGAAAGCCAGTGAACAGATACGCAAAGACATCTTACTTTAAAGAAGCTTACGGTCAATCAATGGGAACTGTTAAGAATCGGAAATACGGAATCATGAATCAGATCAAGCTAGGTCGGTATCCAAAAGATGCGATCATAGACAGATACATTGACAAAGCAGTCTACGCAGATTACAACCGGTTCTTCAAACATCTCGAAGGTGCTACGAAAAAGTATGTGCCTGAATATGATCCGGTAGAAGCAATGGTGTTAGTAAGAAAAATGGAAGGCAGAGAAGAACATGAACTGTCGCAACTGTAGAAAAAGAAAACACTGCATAGAGAGAAGCAGAGGTTATCCATGTACATCATTTAAGAAAGAAGGCGAGAAAAATGAATCAGATCGACATGATCGACATCCAAAGAAGAGCAATCCAGATAGTTGATATCAAGAGACAGCCAAGAAGAATTGAGCATGATGACAGAGAAGAAACAACGTCAGCGGTTACGACAGTAGTTGCGATGGGATTGGTAGTTGTCTTAGGAATCGCAACATGGGTTATCTTCGGATATTAAAATAAGCGCCCGGGAAAGACGGCAAATCTTTAGGCGCTTAGGTAATTAACCAACTTAATAATAGCAATTTAAAAAGGAGAAAGCAATGAAAAAAGATAATTTTACCATAACTTTGGATAAGCTGAACGCAATCATTCCAATATTTGCATCAGAGTTTTGTGACATGAATGGTGTCAAAGACGAAGATTTGATTATGAAAACATCAGCATACATTTTCGCAAACGTAGAACGGTACGTGCGTGGAGATAGAGACGTTGACGAAAAACTTCTTGCAATTAGCACACTTGTTCTGCAATTAGTACAAGAACTGCCATTGTGAAAGGAGAAAGCAATGTTGTTAGAAAAAACACTTGAAGTAAGCGTTTCAAAATTTGAAGAGCTGTGCAAAACAGATGCACGAATGGAAACGCTCAAAGCTTACATCAGCAATGAAGAAAACGGATATATCAAGCTGGACACAGTGAAAGCAATTATTGGACTTCCGGTCAAGCACGAAGAACCATCGGTGTGGGAGCATGAGGAACTGTCCTTTGATGAATTAGGAATCACACAACATAAGATGCATAAGAGACTTGCAGACAATTACAATGCGGAGGAAATGAAAGATGAACGAAATGAAATTTAATGTGGTGCAGAGCATTGGAGAAATCACAGCTAACTTTGATGAATTTAAGAACCAGGTGTCACAGGAACTTGAGAAATATAAAAGCAAAGAGTTCACAGAAGAGACAAAGAAGGATGCGAAGAAAGACCTCGCAGAGCTGAGAAAGAAAAAGGAAGCTGTGAACGAGAGAAGAATCGAAGTAAAGAAGGAGTACATGAAGCCTTATGATGAGTTCGAAGCTAAGGTGAAGGAACTTATCACACTGATTGATGAGCCAATCACGTTAATTGACAGCAAGGTTAAAGAGTTTGAGGAAAAGCGCATTAAAGAGCGTAGAGAAGAGATCCAGCTTGCTTATGAAGAAATTGTGCCGGACGAATTACAGGATTACATTCCATTGGAGCGTATCTACGGAAAGAAGTGGACGAATGCCGGTACGAAAATGAAAGACATTAGAGAAGAACTTACTAGCAGAGTTGCAACTACAAATGCTGATATCAATGCTATCAAAGCCATGAGATCAGAAAAAGAAGAAACTGCTCTCAACTTCTATATGGAAAACAACAATCTGGCATCAGCAATTAAGTACCTTAGTGATTACGAAATTCAGAAAGCAGAGATCCTTAAGAGAAAAGAAGCAGAAGAAGCTGCCAGAAGAGAAAGAGAATTGGAAGCTGAAAGAGAACGCATCCGTCTTGAAGAACGTAGAAGAATCCTCGAAGAAGAGGAAATCAAAAGAAAAGCGGAGAAAGAAACTGTTGAAAAGCTGAAAGAAGTAGATGAGGAACAGGCAAGATTCTTGAGCAGTGAAGAGTCTAAGAAGGTAATTTACACCGTTGTTGCTACAGAAGAGGAACTTAAAGATATCGAACAGGCAATGACAAGCTTCGGTGTTTATTTCGAAAGGAAGGATGTTTAAAGGATGCTTACGTTTAGAGATTTGAAAGCCAGTGAGATTGATTGTCGAATCGCAACGGTTAAGCCTAATGGAATTTCACTTCTTCTCTACAAAGATGCAAGAGTCGATCAGAATATCCTAGATGAGACAGTCAGACCTTTTAACTGGCAAAGATCGCATGAAGTGATAGACGGCAATCTGTACTGTACAGTATCAATCTACGATACAGAAAAAGGTATCTGGGTATCCAAACAGGATGTAGGAAAAGAGTCTTACACGGAGAAAGAGAAAGGTCAGGCATCTGATTCTTTCAAGAGAGCGTGCTTTAATTGGGGAATCGGAAGAGAACTGTACACAGCACCATTTATTTGGATTAATTCTGATAATTGCAATATCAACGGAACGGAGTGCAATGACAGATTCATTGTTGACCAGATTGTGATTGAAGACAAGACGATCAAAGCATTGTCCATCAAGAATAAGAACACTGGAAAAATTGTGTACACGATGGGAAAGCCAGCTGAACAGCCAGTGACACCACATACTCTTGATGCTTCTCATGTAGCAACATTACAAGCGTGCATTCAGAGTCACGGACAGACCGTTGAAAATGTCTGCAAGGCATTCAAGGTCAAGTCACTGGAAGAACTGAACATTGAACAATTTGATTACTTGATGAAAAGAATGGGTGAGAAATAAATGCGTTTCACTGGAAAACTCAAAGAACCAATTATCGACTTCGTAACGCATCGTCTGACCATTCTATTTAAGCCAAATGAGGACTTTCTTGAGACTTACGAGGAATTGAAAGGCGAAGAGGTTTTAAGCCTTGAAATAAAGCCATACAGGAAGAAAAGAAGTCTTGATGCTAATGCTTACTACTGGGTACTACTCACAAAGCTTGCAAAGGTAATGAACACATCTAATGCAGAAATGCACAATCTGATGCTGATTCACTACGGAGAGCCGGAGATCATTGAAGGAAAGCCGATATACATGACAGTACCGGATACGGAAGATGCGGAAAAGAAAGTGATGCAAGCAACAGAATATCATCTGATGCCAACATCACAAGTAAGGCAAGGCTTGGACGGTATCATGTACAGAACGTACAAGTTGTTGAGAGGTTCAAGTACCTACGATACATCAGAGATGGCAAGGCTCATTGATGGACTTATTACAAGTTGCAAAGAAGCAGGACTTGCAGCATCAGAGATTGCGACACCAGATGAGAAGAGATTGCTGAAAGAAAGGTATGGCGTGGACATTGGCTAAACGATTGAAAAGTGTGTTCACTGATGATATGGACCACTGCTTCTTCACTGGATATCCTTATCCACACATACACCATATCTTTTGTGGCAGCAGAAGAAAGATATCTGAGAGATACGGATTTGTGATTCCCCTTGCTCCGCATCTCCATGAATTCCAAAAGGGGAGCGTACATGACAATCCAAATCACGGTTTGGACTTGGAGCTTAAGCAGATGGCTCAACGATATTTTGAAGAGCATATAGGCAGCAGAGAAGAGTTCAGAGAGGTATTTGGAAAGTCTTGGTTATAACTGGTATTAGCCTAGCGGATAAGGTTGATATATAACTCCTAATGGCTGACTGATTAGCATGTCACGATCCTTTTCAAAAAGCCATGATGATTCATCTCCTCGGCTTTGTCCGGGGAGAGAAAGGAGACCGATGGATACTTACAACGTTAATATATTAGATTACATAAGAGTCGGACATGACAGAGCAATCACAAGAGCAGATCTGTCTGATCTGACCGGAATAGACGATAGAACAATTAGAGACATGATCCATTATGCAAGACGAGATATACCGATTCTCAACATGCAAGATGGGAGAGGGTACTTCATACCAGACATGAACATCTTAGAAGAAAGAATGATGCTGATGAAGTACATCAGACAAGAAGAAAGCCGGCTGAAAAGTATCGGCTGGGCACTAAAAACAGCAAGGCGAACAGCCAAGAATTGCAACATGGAGGTAGACACAGATGAACTCAAACCGAAAAGGGAAAGAGGGAGAAAGAGAGTTAGCAAATCTGCTTAAAGACAGATACGGATATGATTGCCGGAGAGGGCAGCAGTTCTGTGGATCCAATGGAGATGCAGATGTAGTCGGTCTTCCTGGCATCCATATCGAGTGCAAGAGGGTAGAGAAGCTTAACATTTATGAAGCTGTGGAACAGTCCATAAACGATGCGAGAGAGGGCGAAATGCCTACGGTAGTGCATCGGAAGAATCACAAGGATTGGCTGGTCACAATGACAATGGAAGATTGGATGAAATTATATGAAAGGCGATTACATAAAGATTAATCGGTCACTTCTTGAGTGGGGGTGGTACAAAGACAAAAACACTTCCAGATTGTTCATACACATGCTTTTAAAAGCGAACTGGAAGGACGGATTTTTCTTAGGAATTGAGATAAAAAGGGGGTCATTCGTATCTTCTTTAGCCAAATTATCTGAAGAAACTAACCTTTCAGTTAGAGAGATAAGAACAGCAATAAAACACCTAGAATCGACAGGCGAAGTGACAAGCAAAAAATATAACAAATTCAGCGTATTTACGGTAAATAATTACTGTTCGTATCAATCGAGTGACACGCAAAGTGACAAGCAACCGACAAGCAACCGACAAGCAAGTGACAAGCAAGTGACAACAATAGAAGAAGGGAAGAAAGGAAGAAAGAAAGAATATATAGATACTAACGTATCTATAAAGCAGCATAGCATTCAATCCATCATCGATGCATGGAATCAGCTAGAGCCTTACGGTATCAAAATGATTTACCGGATCAATCAAGGCTCTAAGAGATGTACTTCACTGATTGCCTTACTTGAGCAATTCGGAGAAGAGAAAGTGATACAAGCTGTTGATAAGGTCAAACAGAGTGACTTCCTTCAGGGAAAAACAGATACAAGGTTCTCACTGAACTTCGATTGGTTCATCAATCCGAACAACTTTGCTAAGATCCTTGATGGAAAGTACGATGAGAAGTTCAAGAAGCAGATGAAGAACAATAACAACTTTGAGAGACGGCATTATGACATGGACGATCTGGAAAGTAAGTTGCTAGGAAGGTGATTAAGAATGGCAGAAGCAAATAAAGGCTGGGCGGTATGCTCGGTCTGTGGAAAAGAATTTGAGATAGTCGGCAACCGGAAGAAGTGTTGTAGCAAGGCTTGCGGAGAAGAAAGAAGCCGGAGACAGTGCTGCGAGAGAGGAAAGGCAAGATACAGAGCCTTGAGTCCTGAACAGAAAAAGGAACTGGCAATGAAACGAAAGCAAGCCAAACCGAAGAAAGTAAAAGGCGCAAAAGAACCGAAGTACCGAAACGAATTAGTAAGAGTCGCAGTTGAAGCAAAGCAGCATGGTATGAGCTACGGAGAATATGTTGCAAAAAGCGAAAGGAGAAGAGATGGGAAAAACGATTGATGCAGAAACGTTTCTTTCGTGGCTGAACGAAGCTGAGGAAGAATTGAAGAACACAATGTCAGATGAACTGAATCCGGACAGAAAGGACGAAGGGATTCTGCTCACAACAGAGACCGTCAGAAAGTATGTTGAGAAGATGTGCAAGATTGACAATGCTGACAAAGGACATGGTTGGATACCAGTGACAGAAAGACTTCCGGAAGATGAAAGAGATGTACTACTCACACTTGAGTCAACGAACGGTAACGGATACAGAGAGTACAGTGTAGGATGTTACATCCAAGTGTTTGACGAGGACGCAGAGAAGCATTGGTTTGACAGACAGTATGGCTATCTCGAATGGGATAGATACTCAAACGGACACGGTGGATGCTCACTGTACAGAGTGGCAGCATGGATGCAGATTCCGAATCTGTACAAGGGATAAAGACCATGAACAGACAAGAGAAAGAGGATCAGGCGCAGATTGAGTACCTGAGACGATGGAAAGAGAAGAAACAGAAGAGAAAGAATCTGTTAGAAAAACTGAGAAAGAGAGGCACGAAATGAAATACAAAGTTGGAGACAAGGTAAAAGTTAGAAGTGACTTAAAAACATCGGTGTTGTATGGCAGTTTATACGCAATTGCTGAAATGATAAAGAAAAAGATTGTAACGATTACATACGTGTATGATGGTTGCTACAAAGTTGTAGAAGATGACTATGCGTGGACAGATGAAATGCTTGAGGGATTAGTAGAGGAAGAACTGACAGCGGAAGAAGCAATTAGAATTCAAGCTGAGATGTGTAGTGTGCCTTGTAGAAAATGTCCAATCAGTAAAGAAAAAGGTGCTTATGAGTGCAGAACTTTCAGGGCAGAACATCCTGACAAAGTACTTGAAATCCTCAAACAGCGGAAGAAAGAGCATGAGAAGAAGCCGATTGAGACAGAGCGCGCCATAATGGTTCGCGTGCTTGTTGGAAATGACTGTAATGGAAAATGCGTACATGAAGAAGAGGTTCCATCCGGTGAATCGTGGGATCAAGCGCAAGCAAGAGTGCTGAAAGAATATTGTGAAAACCACGAGGGCAAATACATATCTACAATATGTGGTATCTGCCGGGTAAAGGAGTAGCCATGAACACAGGAGAAAAGATAGATTACATGATTCAGTGTTTGAAAGTTGCAAAAGCTGAGTATGAGTACACAGCTGATTATGTCGCAAACATGCCAAGTGAACAGATAGAGCTGTGGAAGTTCCTTGATACACACAGAAGTCCAAACAAAGCATTGATTAAGGACAACCTTAGAAATGCAGCAAGAATGGGATTCCAGCTTGCGAATGAGGTGAAGTGATGATGACAGTAAGAGAAGAACAGGTACTTTGCAAACTGCATGAATTTTTCGATGCAAACGATATTAATTGTGCAGAAGATGTGACGCAGCGAGATAGCATAAGTGAACAGTGCGTAGATCTTGTAGCAGAGTTGGTTAATACGCTTTGCTATAAATAACATTAAATTACAGAAAGGAGACGGAGCTCCGGCCGGGCAAAGATATATCGGCTCCTTTCGAGAAGATGAAAAATATAATTTGGACACCCACTTATGTGTATGGTGAACAATACGAAGTAAGCAATACGGGAGAAGTAAGGAACCGCATTACAAAGAACATTCTCATACCTCAAAAAGATAATAAAGGATATCTGAGAGTAAGAATGAGTTTGCATGGCCGAAAAGTATCAGCAAAGATTCATAGACTTGTTGCAATTGCATTTATTCCTAATCCTGAGAACAAGCCTCAAGTAAATCACATAAATTGCAATAAAGAGGATAACAGAGTGGAAAATTTGGAATGGGTTACAAACGGGGAAAATCAGATTCATGCATATAAAAACGGATTGAACTATGTGACTGGTCGAGCAGGAAGAAAGAAAATACCTGTGATTCAACTGGATAAAAACGGTGTAAAGATTGATAGATATGAATCAATCGGGAAAGCTTCAAGAATCACAGGAATACAAAGGCGGAATATAGAAAAAGTAATAAAAGGACAAAGAAAAACTGCCGGAGGATATCAGTGGAAACAAGAAAGTGAGGTGATGCCCTATGCAGAAACAGTTAATCATTGATTGTTTCGCTGGTTGAGGTGGCGGTGGGGCATCCGTAGGAATAGAGATGGCACTCGGCAGACCAGTAGACATAGCTATTAACCATGATCCGGATGCCATATTGATGCATAAGACAAATCATCCAGACACACTACATCTAACAGAGGATATTTTTAAGGTCAATTTGAAGAAATATGTAAAAGGACAGCATGCGGCTCTTATGTGGGCAAGTCCGGATTGTACAAGCCATTCAAAAGCAAAAGGTGGTAAGCCAAGAGAAAAAGGACTTCGGATTCTTCCGTGGGCGGTATATAAGCACGCAAAAGCTATTCTGCCGGATGTAATTCTTATGGAGAACGTAGAAGAAATACAACAGTGGGGCCCGTTAGACGAAAAAGGTTATCCGATACCGGAGAAAAAAGGAGAGGATTATAAAAAATTCATCACAGCAATGAAAAGTCTTGGTTACCGGTTCGACTGCCGAGAGCTGGTAGCTGCAGATTACGGAGCACCGACCACAAGAAAGAGATGGTATGCGGTATTCCGTAGAGATGGACGGGAAATCAGATTCCCAAAGCAGACTTACAGTGCAGACGGCATCGGATTTAAGAAGTGGAAACCTTGTGGAGAGTACATTGACTGGTCAGACCTTGGCAGTTCGATATTTGACCGCAAGAAGCCACTTGCAGAAGCTACACAGAAGAGAATCGCAAACGGTATTAAGAAATATATTATCGATGCAGAATCTCCTTATATCGTGAGGGGTGGAGAAGCACTGGCATATATCATTCAATATCACGGAGAGACGAGAGCCGGTGATTCAAGAGGACAGCGTTTAACAGAACCGATTAAGACGATTGATACATCGAATAGATACGGACTTGTGACAGCATTTATCACGAAGTATTACAAGACAGGGATTGGACAGGGGTGTGATGAACCATTACATACAATTACGACATCTCCGGGGCACTTCGGTTTGGTATCAGCATTTCTGATTAAGTATTACGGCGGTGGGTGCGGACAAACACTGAATAGACCGCTTGATACGATCACAACGAAAGACCGTTTTGGACTGGTGAATGTAATCCTGGATATCAAGGGCGAGAAATACATCATATCTGATATCTTTTTGAGGATGCTGAAACCGGAAGAATTAAAGCTGATGCAAGGATTCCCAAAGGATTACATTATCGACAGGGATTACAACTGGAAGAAATATCCGATTGCAAAGCAAGTTGCAAGAATTGGGAACAGTGTTGTGCCGATCATGGCAGAAAAGCTTGTAGAAGCAAACTGTCCGTATCTGAAAGTCGGTGAGAGAATGCCGAACATGAGCATTGATGATACACAGGAACAATTAAGATTTGCGTAGGTGATTGAGTGAAGAAGAAAGAATATCCGAATGCAACAATCGGAATTAATGATGAATGGCTTGAAAACATTTTCGATAGGAAACTCATACTTCCTAACGACATGAAAGATAGCGAGATTATAAAAGAATTTGTAGAAGAAATTTCAACAGGAAAGGAATAACGAATCCTCGGTAAACCGAGGTTGACTGCTAAAGCGTGAAAAGTAGCAAGAACAAAAGGGCTGACAGTTGCGTGAAATAAGATATGCGTGGGAACTCGTTGTGAAAGCCATATCGAAAGTAGCATGGGAAGCGTGAAGCCTTTATCCGCGATACATGGATTTGTAGCGTGGTGTTATGAAAGTATGTTGGTTTTCAACAGGAATTAGTAGTTTTGTAGCGTGTTATTTAGCAAAGGATGTAGATGAGATTATATATACTCATGTACCTAATCAGCATCCTGATTCTTTGAGATTCTTACACGATTGTGAGAAGTTGCTCGGAAGAGAAATAAAAATCATCCAGTCGGAAGAATACAAAGGTGTCGACGATGTGATTGAAAGGACAAGATGCATCAATACTCCGTTCGGTGCTCCGTGTACTGATAAGCTCAAGAAAAGAGTGCGTATGAAATGGGAAAGAGAAAATCCTGACCATCACACTTATGTTTGGGGGTATGACGTGAACGAACAGAATCGTGCTGACAGGACATGCAAGGCATTAAGTGACTACGATCACGAGTTTCCACTCATTGAAAACGGGCTCACAAAAGAAGAAGCTCACGGTGTCGCAAAGAAGCTAGGACTTAAAAGACCTATCATGTACGACATGGGTTACCCTAATAATAACTGTATTGGATGCGTCAAAGGTGGAATGGGATACTGGAATAAAATTCGAGTGGATTTCCCGGATGTTTTCGAGCGTAGAGCAAGGCAAGAACGTGAGATTGGTCACAGCTGTATCAAAGGCGTATTCCTAGATGAATTAGAACCAAACAGAGGAAACATTAATACAGAAGTCATGGAGGATTGCACGATAGCGTGTCAGCTTCTGACTTGGAACAAATAACAGTACCTTGACAATTGAATATTGATGGTTGGAATGGTATAATTCAGCTATTAATACTGGAGGGATAGCAATGAATTTAGTAAATGCAATGCAAAATTTAGCAATTGGAATAATTGGTGGCATTTTTTCAAGCGTTATTGTGTCGGTTGTAACTTATATTTTGGATGATATCAGAAACGAATTCCAAAAAGCAAGAATCATGTTAAATCCACTGTTATCAATCGAATTTGCTGAAAGAACCAAGAATGTAGGAACGTGGGATTATGTGGAATATGCAAGAAACGGATTCGAAGAAGCGAAAAGAAACTTTGTCGGATATGATGAATTACAATTTAAAACAGAGCTTCGTGATACAATGGATAGAGCGAATGAAATTTTAAAGAAGAAATCCTATAGCGAAGAATGGAATAAAGCGACCGTAGATGATTGCTATAATGAAATTAAAAAAATTGTAGAGGATTTTAAAGAACAGGAGAAACAATTTACAAAAATAATCTTGGAGAGAATGGGGAAAAATAAAATTTTAATTGTAATGTCAGTTATAACGATTATAGTTTTAGTATGTGCTTAGACCAACCATCAATATTCGGTGGTTGGTATTTTTTTACGCATTTTTAAGGAGAAAGGAACGAATTATAATGGCAAAATTTAATATTGAGGTAGAACTTGATTGGATGGATGAAGAGGCGTATTCAATAGATGATGAACTTAGGCAGAGAATTGTCGATGGAGTAGAAAACGCACTTCTTGAAAAAGCAACAACCGAAGCTGTACAAAGAGTGGACAAGGCTATTGCAGATAAGATTCTTGAAGCAGAAGAAACAATTCAAGACACTGTAGACAAATTTGTTAAGAGGGTATCGGAAGAAAAGATTGCAGAGATTGCGATTCCTGTAAAAGAAGATTCTTGGAGTAGCAAAGTAGCATATATACCGTTGTCTGAATATGTAGGAAAGCGGTTTGAATTGTTTCTTACAGATAAGAGATACGATAGAGACGGACACGCTTCAAGTTATTCCAGCGAAAGAAAGCTATCTGCTGCCGATCTCATTACGAGACAATATTTGGAAAAAGAACTTGGTACAAAAGTAGAAAATATGATTGCTACTGCAAAAAGAGAAGTAGAAGAAAGTCTTGTGAAGTCACTGGAACAAAAATTAAAAGAGAATCTTGCGAAAGAAACGATCGAGAGAATGAATATTCCTGATGTTTTGAAGAGGTTCAGTGAGATGGCACTTGAAGATAAAACGGAATAGATGGATGGAGAATGAAGATGAAAATTGTAAAAGGTAAAGAACAGGAATATAAAGACTGGTATGAAAAAAACAGTGGTCCATACGGTAGAGCGTGTTTTACATATGCTGAAAGATGGGCTGGAATGATGGAAGAGAAGATAAAAGCATCAGAAGATGATGAAATGAAAGTTATTGTTGATAATGCAAAGCAGCTGAGCCATGAAGCGAATAAAGAGGGAATTGCAGGATCTATGTACGGAATAGCTGTCAGTATTCTTTCTCGATACTGGGAATACGGAGAATGTCTAAGAAAATGGCACAACAAGGAATGTGGATATAACGGTGACGGCGTTGTAAATCCGGCGGTCATAACTGTTGGTTGAAAAGGAAAGCAAAGATGAATGATAAAGACTTTATAAGAGCGCTTGAAGAAGCCAGGCTAAAAATAGAGCTGTCAAATAAACGCATTTTGTTTATGCATCCGGAAGATATCGCAATACTTGATTTGGACAAGGTGAGCAACGTTATATATCTTGTTGAAGAAAGAAGATTGGAACATGGGAAAGTAATGGCGATTACCGATGAAGAATTAAAAAAGATTGTATGGGATGCAATCAAAAACAATAAAGTGAAGTATCACAGAGGAAGAAGGAGATAAAGTGAGAAGAGAATCACTGATTCATAAAATCTTGAGGAAACTCGGTTTTATCAAGGATATTGAGGATGATAGGAAATTGAAAATGGAGATGTGCGAAAGAGCAATAAAGGCAAATGTATGTCCTGAGGATTGCGACATGTGCGCATGGGATACGAAAGGTGGAGTTAGTTATGAGAATCATTAGTCAGAACGGATTACTGGATGCGCCTTATGAATTAATTGCAATTTCTCCGTATTCAGGAAATATGGCAACAATCGTTGGAACGTTTCCGGGGAATGACATCGGCAAAGGGGATAGAGTTTATATTTTAGCTAAATATTCCACCGAAGAAAAAGCAATCAAAGCTATGGAAATGTGCAGAGAACAGTATGCACAGAGTCAACTTAACAAAGATATGATTCAGAAGGTGGCTGACACTTTGTCGAAAATATCCGTTTCTGTTATCGATGATGTTAGAAAACAACTTGCCGAAAAGTATTTATTCCAGTTTCCATCAGATGATGAAATTTGAAAGGTTGGGAAGAAATGAAAAAGCCAGAGGAAAAGAAAGCGATCATCAAAAAGATGATGAAAGAGGGAAAGACATATAAGCAGATTTCGGAAGAGACTGGAATCCATCCTGGAACTGTCGGAATATACGGTGGGAAGCTTAAGAAAGCTGAGAGGGAAAAGAAATGAGACTAAAACCAGTAGTAAAGGCAAGTGAGTTTATGCGGTTCGGGTTCAAGCCTTGCCGAGGACTTCCGAAAAGCGCAGAGAGTTACTATCTCTGCGTGAAGAACGGACACAGAGTGATGTTTGTGGACAGTAAGCATTTTACTGAAACTGAGTGGCCAATAAAGGATGCACGAATCCACAAGAATCCAAACTGTAAATTCAGCGACAAGCGGACAGCAACCGAGATTGAGTGTGAATTGGTTGTGAATGGCTTGCTGGAAGAGGTGAGGGAATGAAAACACTAGGATGCAGATTATTTGAGCTACTAAAAGCAAAGGATATGACTCAGAAAGAGCTTGCATATACAATCGGTGTATCAGAAGTGTCAATATCAAGATATGTGAACAATGGAAGAAAACCTAGAGCGATAGTTCTCTACAAGATGGCAGAGGTACTAGGTGTAAGTGTGGAGTATTTGCTGACAGGAAACAAGAAAGAAGAATATGGAAAGTGGATTCCAGTAAGCGAAGGACTTCCAACAGATGATGACTATAGATATTACATGGTATTGGTCGAAAACCATATCGAAGATGTTCCAATGTTTTGCCAGTGTGATCCATATTATGGTTTTGGGTATTACAGAGAGATTTTTGATCCGGTCAGCTTAGGATATGTCGATACAGAATTTAACACATTGGAAGAATTGAATTACGAGAAAGCACTGTACTGGATGCAGTTGCCAGAGCCACCTTATGAAAAAGAGGAGTAATTATGTCAGAGAGATTAACAACATACCACTGTGGGAAAGCAGTGATTAAGGACAAGAATAAGCTGTCAGAAGCTATTGAGAAGTTAGCTGAGTTTGAGGAAAAAGAAAAATGTGGAGAATGGCTTGATGCTATCGAACTTGTGAAAATTGCTATTGCGCTGCAAAGTCAGAAGTGGATTCCATGTAGTGAGAGACTTCCGAAAAAACCAGAGCGCGGAGAAAATGGATACATCGTGCAAAAGAAACGTGTCGCTGAACCATTCAGTGCCTATTGGGATGGTGAGAGATGGACAAATGAAGATGATGATGTTATTGACGAAGTAATTGCATGGTTGCCGTTACCTGAACCGTACAAAGGAGAATGATATGAGCAGACTAATTGATGCAGATAAGCTTCTGGAATGTGTGGAAGCGAGTATGCTAAATAACACGCATAGAAACGGGAACGCTGCGCTTTGCCATGTTTCGGAACATATGCATTTTATAGAGATGATTGTAGAACAGCCGACAGCGTTTGATGTGGAGAAAGTCATACACGAATTGCACAATTTACGTATGGATATTTATGAAAAAGTAAAGAAAGGCTATCCGACTGAAACCATAGAAGATTATTTTAATTGTGGCAAAATGGCGGGGAAGAATGATGCATATCGTGAAGCCATTGAAATTGTTAAGCGAGGTTGAAGAGATGAAGATTATTGGAAATAAAGAAAGTGTTAATCAAATATCATTAACACATAAAGGTATAAATGCTAGATTTAATTGTTTTATGAAACCATTTCCCTACTGTAATGATATTGACACATCTAATCCTGAAATGATCGAGATAATATTTAAGGATTCTTACGAAATAGACAACCTAATAGATGTATTAGAAAAATTTAAAAAAGAATGTTTTGGACATTTGGGAGAGTGGAGATAATACTATGAAAAATAAAGAGCAGACAAATGCTTGTTACGGTTGCTTCGGAGCTGCGAATGGTGATTGTGATGAGTGCGATAAGGATAGGAGTAGTAAGGACGAAAAATAAAGAAAAAGCAAGAGAGTGGGCTGAAGCCGAGTATGTTGAACGTCCGGTGATTTCTAAGAAAGATAGAGCATTTTTGGAGTATCTTAAAGAAGAATTCAAATACATCGTAAGACATAAAGATGGTACTTTATTTACATATAAAGACGGTCTTACTAATTGGTTTAGCCTAAATCGCCGTTTTGATGTAGACTTTCCAATGGTCAAATGGGAAGGCAATGAAGAGATATGGCTTATCGAGGATCTGAAAAAGTTGGAGGTGGTTGAGGAATATGAAGAAAATTCCAAAAAAAATAGTAAATAAAATTGAGAAAAGAAATAAACTCAATAAAGAAATAGAAACATGGTGCAAAGAAAATCTTGATATGGATGGAATGTGTTCAGACTGTGCGGATATTACAAATCATCACACTGGTAATGAGCAAAGAAGCAATGGATGCAGAGAATGGTGCGAACAATGGACTGGATGCTGCGAAGATGATTATTACGGTCATTATTACTGGGAAACAGAGTATCCGGGAAAATATCTGCACATGGAATTTTGGGTGTAAAAGTTGGAGGTAGTTAAAAATTATGAATAGAGAAAAACTTTTCAGAGCGAAACATATTCATGCAACTTCAGGTAATTAGCATCTCAACGGAACATGGGTACATGGCTATCTTAGTGATAAGGATTATATTTACGATAAAAGTCTCGAGGGTGAATTTCTGATTGACGAAGATACGATTTGCCAGTATACAGGATTAACCGACAAGAACGGAAAGAAAATATGGGAAGGGGATATAATCAAATACCATTTTGGAGAAGTTTATGCGCCGGTAAAATTCGGAGAATATCAGAGTTGTTTTGATAGCACATTAACGTGCCATGTCGGATTTTATGTGGACTGGGACAAAAACCATAATTTTAGAAAAGACTTGGGATATTGGATCAAGTTGGTTGATGCAGAAGTTGTAGGCAACATATTTGATAATCCTGAGTTGTTAGAAGAGGAGAATGTGTATGGAACAGATTAAGCTAGGCTTGAGAATCGCAAGCATTGTGGTTGGAATAATCGGTTATAGTGCGATATGGATATATCTGATTAATAATCGCCGGGACGAAAAAAGTGAACTTGCGTGGGTATTATGGAAATACTTTCATGCAATTGTGATTGCGCTTGCGTTTCTTTGGGCGTGGTTTTAGGAGAAGATTATGATGGATGATAGAGAAATCAGCGTGTGGCATCATGGAGTTTTCGGAAGATACAGACCGAGGAAGAATAATTTCCCGGAATGTGCATGGAGCAACAGAAGACGGAGAAAGAGACATGTAGGTGATATCCTGGTTGTCCATGAAGAAAGAGGACAAGTGCTCTGGATGTACACAAGACATTGTAAGTGGAGAAGATTAGAAATTGGTGAAAAACGGGAAGGAAGAGAATAATGAAAGCAAATGAATATCAGAAAATGGCAATGAGAACAAATGACGGAAAAACAACAAAGAGACTGCTTGAATGCATGTTGACATGTGATATGGAATACTTATTATCACAGAATCTTGTGTATGAAGATGAACAGCACTTAGATTTAGGCGGTATTTTCAATGCATGCCTTGGATTGTCTGGAGAAGTCGGTGAGTTCAATGACATGATTAAGAAGTGGGTTTTCCATGAAAAAGAATTGGATATGGAACACGCAAAGAAAGAAATGGGAGATGTGCTTTGGTATGTGGCTATGATGTGCGAATCATTCGGTTGGAATATGGACGAAATCATGCAGATGAACGTAGATAAGCTCAAAGCAAGATATCCGGAAGGGTTTAGTGTTGACAGATCATTACATAGAGCGGAGGGTGATGTATAGATGGAAGATGCGATTAGAATCATTGAAGGATTGGATACATCCAATAGTGAGGAGAATATTAAGGCAAAGAAGATGGCAGTAGCTGCTATGAAGAAACAGATTTCGAAGAGGCCTGTAACATATACATCAACCAATAGAGCAGATTGTCCGGTTTGTGGTGAAACGGTTAGAGGAATAGACAAGCCTTATGGAAAATATTGTAGCGGTTGCGGTCAGAGATTGGATTGGAGTGATGAACAGTGAAAAGAAGTACAGACAGAAGAATATGTCCGGCATATCAAGCAAGGAACCTGATAAGGACACAAGGCGAGTATTTACAAGAAAATCCGAACGAATGACTGACAAGAGTTGGGATAGATATAAAAGCATGCGTGGGAGGTGGATACCATTGAGCGTTAGAGAAACATATCTGAGTGATTACGGCATCACTCATGAGCAAGGGAAGAAGATAATTGACTACTGCCGGAAAGCCACTGGATATGAGCAAGTCCTTCTTCTTCAAAGCTGTCAGAACGTAAAGCCGGAGATAGCAAATTTCCTCTTCATCAATCTGACAACAGGACTTGGATACGATAATATCTGCAAAAGGGAATACATCCCTATGCAGCGGAAAGACTTCCAGGGATACAGACGAAAGGTGATTGAAGAGTACAACAGATTAATGACATTACTGGGAAGACCAATAATCTAAAAAGTCAAATATGGGTACAACGGAAAATTCCTCATAATCTACAATAGTTATAAAGACTATGTAGATTATGAGGAATTTTCTATGTATAGAAGTACACAGAACTACGAAAATCAACAGAAAATGCTATTTGATGGTGTTGGCGAATATGGAATACCGCAGATAGAACCTACATCATACAATCCATGCGAATTCCTATCATTCAACTATGCGAAAAGCTGTAAGGATAGAGCAGATCATGGAATCCATTTCTTTATTGATGATTACCAGTTCACAAGATTATGGACGCAGCCTGATACCTACATCAACATGTTACAGGACTTCAAGTGTGTAATGAGTCCTGACTTTAGCACGTATACAGATTTCCCTAAAGCATTACAGTTGTATAACCATTTTAGAAAGCACTGGATTGGTGCTTATATGCAGATGAACGGGATTGATGTGATACCTACAATCAGTTGGAGTGATAAGGAATCATTTTCCTGGTGCTTTGATGGTGAACCGGTTGGTGGAGCTGTTGCAGTATCCAGTGTTGGTGTAATGAACAGCAAAGAGAGGAAGAAACTGTTTCTTGAGGGATACAATGAAATGATGTCAAGGCTTCAGCCGGAAACAATCATCTTTTACGGAATGATACCGGATGAGTGCCAGGGCAACATAGTAAAGATTAAATCGTTTGGAGAATCACTGACGGAAAGGAAGAAAAATGGGCGGTAGAGGATCAAGTAGTGGAATCGGTGGTGGTGTTGCTGCATTTGACATTGATATGGGCGGTGGAAGCAGATCACATTTTGTTGTGAGAAATGGGAAGACATATAGGGAAACAGGAGATGCTGTTAATATGTCGGCAAGCCAGTTGATTAAAAATGCAAAGAAACAAGGGTATGATGTAACAACATACAATGCGAGTCAACAGAAAGAAAGAGAGTCCAAAAGAAAAGAAGACAGAAAAAAGGCGGATAAGTTTTTGAATGAACAGTGGTATAAAGCAGGTCCTAAGCCGAAAAAAGGTATGAAAGGTCACTAGCACAGAAGAAAGGAATATAGCGAACAAATGGGTGGTAGAGGTAGTTCCAGCGGAATGAGTGATAAACCATATGGAACAGAATATGAAACACTTTATCAGTCAGGAAACATTAAATTTGTCAGATATAAAAACGGAGCAGCAACAACACCAGCAGAGACGATGACAAATGGCCGTGTATATGTCACTGTCAATGCTCGGGACAAAATTAAAAGCATAACTTATTACGATAAACATAATAAGCATTTTAAACAAATTGATATCGGACATGAACATAAAGTTAATGGCGAAAAGAAAGATCCGCATACTCACAAAGGATATATACATGATGAAAAAGGAACATATGATGTGAGCCAAAAGGAAAGAAAAATGATTGATAGAGTAAAAAAAGCGTGGTACTATCATAATAACAGGGAGTAGTTTAGGAAGGAGAACACGTAGAAATACGAGGCTCCGGTGGTCAATCCGGACACCTGTTGAGGGAATCCTAGAAATGGGGTTCCTTTTTTGCCTAGAAAACAGATTATTATTTTTACGTAATTAAATAAAAGATATTAAGGCAGTCCTAATGGGCTGTCTTTTTCATGTACAAAAATTCATAAATATGGGTACAACGAAAAAATTTCATTCAGATACAATGGTATAAGAGACATTGTATCATGCATGGAATCTTTTTCATTTTGGAGGTAGAAAGGTGAATCTCAATGGAATATCCAAGAAGCTACAGAGAGCAATCTTGCAGACAGGCTTGATTATAAAGTACAGTCAGAGACAATTCTATTCAGCTGAACAGAACAGACTCATTAACATCTATATATTATCTACTCCGGCACTAGGAAAAGACAGGCATGGAGAGTGGAAAGAGAAAGATCTAGAACTGATCAGAACAACATCACAGCTTGAGATAGTGAATTGTCTGAAAGATATATGGGATGAGGTGAAACCATGAGGATTGCCAACAGAGAAATAACAGATGAATGCACGCACTGTGGGAACATCTTGCAGTGTGAACTATTCCGTCAAGGGCATGGGATACATACAGAGAGGACGAATGTACCACAGATGATTAAGTGTCAAATGGAACACAGGGAGAAAAGAGACAGTAAAGAAAAGGGTGGTGGTTAAATGTGCCTAAGGATAAGCTAACACCTAAGCAGAAAAAGTTCTGTGATGAGTACCTGAAACTTGGGAACGCAACACAGGCAGCAAAGAATGCCGGATATAGTGAAAAGACAGCATATAGAACTGGAGCTGATAACCTCAAAGTCCCTCATATTTTGGACTATATCAACGCTAGACAGGAGCAAATCGCAAGTAAAGACATAGCAGATATTGAGGAAATCATGAAGTATCTAACCGATGTCATGCGAGGGAAAATCAAAGATCAGTTCGACCTAGATGCATCATTGTCTGAACGAACCAAAGCAGCACAGGAACTTCTGAAACGTAACGTTGACGATAGGAAGATGAACCTTGAGCTTGCAAAACTGGAAGCACAGTTCAAAGACAATGGATCTGATGAAGATGCAAAAGACAACTTCATGGATGCACTGAATTCCACAGCGAGTGAGGTGTGGACAGATGATGAATAACTTTGAGGAGAGATTAGCTTCTGTCCGGCAAGGAATCATGAAACACGCTGCTGCCATGAAAGAGAAAGCTAAGAAACAAGGATTTGAGTTCAAGCCTTTCTCAAGAAAGCAGAAACAGGTGCTGACATGGTGGTGTCCTAGCAGTCCGGTAAAGGACAAAGATGGAATTATAGCAGACGGAGCAATCCGAAGTGGTAAGACACTGTGCATGTCACTGTCCTATATCTTGTGGGCAATGGCTACATTCAACCAACAGAACTTCGGTATGGCTGGAAAGACAATCGGATCATTCCGAAGAAACGTATTGTTTTGGTTGAAATTGATGCTGAAAAGCCGAGGATATCAAGTTGTGGACCATAGATCAGACAATCTGATTGTGGTCAGCAAGGGAGATACACAGAACTTCTTCTACATCTTCGGCGGTAAGGATGAAAGATCACAGGACTTGATTCAGGGTATCACTCTTGCCGGTATGTTCTTCGATGAGGTTGCTCTGATGCCAGAGTCATTCGTCAACCAGGCAACAGGACGATGCTCTGTTACCGGTTCGAAGTTTTGGTTTAACTGCAATCCGAACAGTCCAAGACATTGGTTCAAGGTTAATTGGATTGATAAGTGTGATGAGAAACGCATCATCTATCTGCATTTCACTATGGACGATAATCTTTCACTGTCTGAGCAGATTAAGGAAAGATACCGGAGCATGTATGTAGGCGTGTTCTTCAAACGCTATATCTTAGGATTGTGGTGTGTGGCTGAAGGACTTGTCTATTCCATGTTCGATGAAGAAAAGCATGTTTCCGATGAACACATGAGTGGGGCATTGGAATACATCGTGTCAATCGACTATGGTACGGTTAATCCATTCTCAGCCGGTCTGTGGGCATTCGATGGGAAGAACTCACAGCGTGAAGCAGAATTGTACTACAACAGTAGAGAAGCCGGCAAGCGTGTAGATGATGAAGCCTATTACAAGATGCTGAAAGAACTGATCGGAGACAGAAAGGTATCGTGTATCATCATAGATCCGTCTGCTGCATCGTTCATCGAAGTCATTAAGAAGTACGGAGAGTACACGGTTAAGAAAGCAGATAATGATGTACTGGACGGAATCCGAGTGGTCACAACGATGCTCAACAAAGGATTCCTAAAGATATACAAGGATTGTACAAGCTGTATCAATGAGTTTGGTCTGTACTGTTGGGATGAGGAAAAGAACAATGATACGGTTATCAAAGAGAATGACCATGCGATGGACGATACAAGATATTATGTCTACACATTCTTGCGTAGGCGGTTGAGGTGGAAATACTAATGGGACTAATGCAAAAGATTAAGGCGGTATTTAATAGAATGTTTGGAGTAAACGAAGTAAGAGATATATTTGGAATTGAGGTAAGTCGCTCTTCTGATATGCAGACTGCCTTAGATTTGTATAAGGGTATGAGATCAGGACTGCCGACATGGTGCATGGACGGAACAATTAAACCGACAAGGTTCTCTAATGTCATTTGCCGGGAGATTGCAAACCTTACACTGTTCAATGTCAATGTTGAGATTGATGGTAACGATGCGCTCAAGAAGAAATTTGATGAAGTGTTGAACGCGTTACAGGAGAAACAGGAAGAGAGCTGTGCTACTTGCGGAATGATGATTAAGTCAGACGGACAGGGAATTGAGTTCCTGGATCCTGACTATTTCATCATCACGGATACTAACACAAACGGTGATGTACTTGCAGCAGTGTTCTTCTCGTACGTTAAAAAGGGAAACAGGTACTACACAAAAGCAGAATATCACAGATTTGAGGATGTGAATGGTGAAAGAGTCTATAAGATTTCATCAAAAGCATTCAAGAGTGAAGATAAGAACCGTATCGGCTCTGAAATCTCACTGGAAAAAGTAGATGAGTGGAAAGACATACTTCCGGAAGTGGAAGTAAGAGGATTGGAATATCCATTATTCGTATACTGGAGAAATCCTTATGCGAATGCAATCGACAAGGAGTCTCCTCTTACTGTACCGGTATTTGCTGAATGCATTGAAGAGTTGAGATGGCTCGATATCGCACTCAATAAGATGGGGGACGAACAGGAAGACAGCCAGCACGTTACTTTTGTATCACAGACAGTAATCCAATATGCTAATCAGAATGGAATCAAGCTCCCTCGATTCGTGCAAGGACTTGAAATGGGAGTGGATGCAGACGGTACGATTCAAGAACATGTACCGACTATATTGGTAGCCGAAAGAACTTCTGCCATCAACTTCTATCTATCCATCATCGGATACAAGTGTGGATTCTCTAATGGATACTTCTCGTTTGATGAGTCAAGAGGAATTCAGACAGCAACACAAGTGGAGTCAGACGATAGAAGAACGCTGCACACAATTGAGTCATTCCGTACAATCTTAGACGGAAAGAATCATGATGGAGTTATCCACAGAATCTTATATATCCTCTATGCTACAGGAACAGCGAACGGAACAATTCCGGCTTCCGGATATCAGACAGCTTGCGAGTTTGAAGACCTTGTGTACAACCTTGAAGATGATCGTGCACGTTGGTGGAATTATGTAGTACAGGGAAAAGTACCGGCATGGATGTACTTCGTGAAGTTTGAAGGGATGACAGAGCCAGAAGCGAAAGCAATGATTGAAGAAGCCAGTGACAAAGGCGAAACTCTCTTTGAAAAATTCCAAGATGAGTAAATTATGGGGACAATGAGAGCAAGCGAATACGGTACTATGTACTTGAGGACGAAAAGTTCATTCGTTTTTCATTCCTTGACAGTGCAATGTACAGCACTATAAATATTGCTACTAACCGTCAGATGGCGGTTAAGGCTTGTTCCTTAGTAGGACACAGACTCGGAGCATAACCGGGACAGGCCTATTCCCGGTTTCTTGTCATCTCCCCGGGAACACCTAAAATAATGCATCGAGCGGTTTTTCTTGGTTCACGCTCGATGCTTAAGCTATCATAGCTCAAATGGATAGAGCAGTTGATTACGAATCAACAGGTTTTCGGTTCGAATCCGAACGGTAGCTCTCTCCGAGTTTCGGAGAAAAAACTTTTTCATAACAACTTTCCTTGCTACAGTGTAGCTGGAAGCCGTATAGCTTAATCGGAAAAGCATTCGTTCTTACCCCAACGAAAGATTGAGGTTCGACTCCTTATACGGCTATTTCCAAATATGATTACCTCGGTGAAGAGTGATTTTTCAGTCATGCCGAGATGCAATGGTAACGAGATAAGGTTTGTTCGAGATATTGGATAAGCTGATTCTTTCTAGTGGGAGTGATTCCATTGGTGAAGACGGAAACCGTCAACAATGCCTTGCAGTGTATCATCATAGAGAAGTTAAATGCAGAATCCTTGTGGTCAGCGAATAATAGACGTCTGCGGTGCAGAAATAATCCAGTGATGTGAGTGGTGTGAGAGACTACGGACTAACTGGAAATTCTCAATAAGCTGATTTGCCTTGAATCTGAGAGATCGGAGTATAACACAAGATGTTCGTTAAAGTAGCGGTATGGCAAGTTCTTAATTCAAACAAAATGTTTTAAAGGCGATAAGAAAAACATTAAATTCTCTGAAAGAACCGTGAAATTTGTAGGTATCAATCCTATGTGTGCTTAGACAGTGGTAGGAAGCCTAGAGTCGCTCTCGAAAGCTCAGACCTATCATCACAGTGGCAGAATATGACTTTTACCATGATTGAATAAGGTGAAGACCTAATTGTGTTTGAAAATTTATGTAACAGACGGATTTTAGCTGCGGAGTTCCGTCAAAGATTTAATATTCACATTTTTGCACGATAGTCACAGTGTTTATTATTTTCTTCGTACTGTTTAAAGAACCGTAGCAGAGGTGGTTTGATTACTGTCCACCTGCTAATGAAATGTAGCTTAACTGGTAAAGCGCCAGCACGAGAGTTGGAGATGGAGGTTCGAACCCTCCTATTTCGTTTTTTAAGAGAGGAGTAGCAATGGAAAAAGTAAACGTATTAGGGACTGAATATAAAATTATTCGTGAAGAGATGAAAGATGCAGAATATGACGGATACTGCGACTATACATCTAAAATCATCAAATTGAGAACTGATAACGTGAACAAGTTAGGTGATTTCGACTGTTTGATGAAGAAACAGTTACGTCACGAAATTATACATGCTTTTCTTTACGAAAGCGGATTAGGACCGAACTTTGAACATTACAAACAGTTTGGACACGAGGAAACAATAGTGGACTGGTTTGCTATCCAGTATCCAAAGATAGAGGAAGCATTTAAGAGTGTAAGTGCGTTATAGAAGCAGAAAGAAAGGAGAAATGAACGATGACATTTAAAGAAGCATTAAAAGCAATGAAACGTGGAGCAAAGGTGAGACTTCCTGGTTGGTTATCTTATTACTGGTACTGGGATGAGGAAAAAGAGACGGTTATGACGCATAGTAAGCCGTTGATCGCTGAAGGCGAAGAAAATGAAACTGATATTAAAGACGAGAGAGTCGGGAGAGTTTTTGATGATATGCTAAGAGAGGACTGGATGATTGCAAACGAAGAAAATTGTCCGATACTCTGTGACAAAGCAGTATTTTCATTTGGTGACGCTATCACATATCTGAAAAAAGGGCGTAAAGTGGCACGTAAAGGTTGGAATGGTAAGAAGCAGTACATTCAGCTTGCTACTGGTATTTCTTACAAGACAGCAGATGGAGAAATTGTAAACTGTGAACATGATGCTATTGGAAACATGGCTATTTCATTTGTCGGAACATCAGGAGTACAGATGGGATGGCTTGCTTCTCAGGCGGATATGCTTGCAGAAGATTGGGTGTTTGCAGAATAGGAGGATTAGAAATGAAGCAATTATCAACAATTCAGAAAAGAGAAAAATTAAATGATGTGTTTGCCGTAGATGAAATTGGTCCAGGTGGTGCCAATCACTTGTATTGTGTTTGCAAGGCTGGGACAGCAACACTTGAAGATGATGATACATCGTTAAGAGCGGAACCGGATAATCTGCTTCTTACATTACAGATGCAGTGCGGACCACGAAAAGAAAAAGATTCGCTTCATGGTGTAATCGACACAGATTTACTGGAAATTGTACGTGATCGCTTAAAAGCTTTTCAGGCAGGACCGTTTGCGTCAAGAGAAAATGCTTGCGCGCTTACTCATATCGAGGAAGCTCTCATGTGGATGAATCGTAGAGTAGAAGACCGCATTGAAAGAAACGTTCTTGGAAAGAACGAAAAGTAGGAATTGTATGAAGATGTGTACCGTAAATTTACAAACACCTGTTATACGGAGGAATAGGTAAATGAAAAGTAATTGGAAAGTAGCTTTAATTACATTGGGTGGCGTTGTTGCTGTAGCTCTGATGTGTGTATTTGGAGTATACAGCTCACAGAATAAGGCTATTGCGATGGAAGAGTAAGTAAAGACAGCACAGTCAGATATTAAGGTGCAGGAAAAACGAAGAGTTGACCTTGTATATAATCTTGCGGATTGCGTGAAACAGTATGATTCGCATGAGGCAGAAACATTGAAAGCCGTTGTCGATGGAAGAGGGCAGACTGGGAATATTGAGAATGTCACTACAGCTATTACGGCAGTAAGTGAAGCATATCCAGAGTTGAAGTCGAATGAAAATTACAAGCAGCTAATGAACGAGCTGTCGATTACAGAGAATATGATTGCTGAATATCGAAGTAACTTCAATAAACAGGTGAAGCAGTACAATCGTTACGTACGTAAATTTCCGACAAGTATTTTCTTGAATATGACTGGATATGAGAAACAGTCTTATTCTTACCTTGAATACGATGTATCAGAAGATGCACCACAAGATTTGTTTGGAGATAAATAAATGGAGATTACGAAGCGTGAAGTCTTAGCAAGTGTATCTATCGTGGCTGTAATGCTTTTGATTGGATTTCTTATATCAGGCAAGATTCAAAACAGTATTATGGATAATAATGAAAGATACAATAAGGCTGTTAAGATTGAGGATGAAGAACTTTTCCGATATGGGATGGACACAAACGTTGGGAATGCTTTTGTATATGGTGATTTAGAAGCTGTTGATACAGTGACTTTCCCGGAAATCGGTGGAGAATATATGTGTGTTGAGAAGGAAGAAGAGCATTACAACAGACACACTAGAACATATACAACCACCGACGGAAAAGGTCACACAAAGATTCATACAGAAGTTTATTGGTCGTGGGATTACGCTGGTAGTGAGCGCAAACAATGTAAAGAAGTATCGTTCTGCTGTGCAGTATTTGATAGTGGTAAAATAAAACTTCCAGATGCAGACTATATTGATACAATTAAAGAATCGAGTCGCGTGAGATACAAGTATTATGGTACTGGAACAAGATTCAAAGGAACAATTTTTACAGAATTAAAAGACAAAACAATATCAGATAATACACATTTTTATCAGGATAGAACTATAGATAAAACTGTTGAGCATTTGGAATCAAAAGAAGTGTTTTGGCAAGTTTTATTTTGGATTTTCTGGATTGGATTGATTGGAGCTGCTGTATATGGATTTTATTATTTGGATAATGAGTGGTTAGAGTAATGGAACAGATAAAAGAAAATTGGTATTACTGTCCACATGGTCACAAGACTGGTCAGAGAGTGGAAGTAAAGATGGTGAGAAATAATGCTAACACCTGAATATTTACGAAGAATAACAGAAGGGGCGGAGGAGATATCTTCGTCCCTTCATCGCACTATTATGGACATGATCATTGAGAGAATCATGAAGAGACTCGGCAGAGGTGAGGACTATCTGCTGACACAGACAGACCGATGGCAGATACAAGTGCTTCAAGAGTCTGGTGAACTGCTAGAGGATATCCAGAAGGAAATAGCGGACAAGACAAAGTTACAGCAGAAAGAAATCAAAGATGCTTTCATTGATGCTGGTATCACTTCGTTGAAATGGGATGATGCTGTGTATATTGCAGCCGGACTCACTCCAACAGCACTGATGCAATCTCCAACCATGCTCAGGATCCTTGAGAGAGATTACCTTGCTACTGCCGGAGAATGGAACAACTTCACACGGACCACAGCACTGGATGCACAGAGGACTTTCATCAATCAGATGGACAATGCCTACCATCTTGTATCTACTGGTTCTGTATCGTACACACAAGCGGTCAGAGATGTAATTAACAATATCACAGAAGTAGGACTCAAAGTGAACTATCCTACAGGGTACAGAATGAGCATTGAGTCAGCAACGATGATGATCGTGAGGACAGGAGTGGGACAAGCTGCTGCCGACATCTCTATGAAGAGAATGGAAGAAATGAACTGGGATACCGTTCTTGTGTCTGCTCACTTAGGAGCACGTACTGGTAATGGAGGAATGAATCCTGGCAATCACTTGTGGTGGCAAGGACGATTCTACTCACGCACTGGAAAAGATAAAAGATTCCCGGACTTCGTTAAGACCACAGGATTCGGAACTGGTGAAGGACTCTGCGGTTGGAACTGCCGGCACTCTTTCGGAAGTGGTGACGGAGTGAACAATCCTTATGATGACAAGAAGATTAACTTTGCTGACAACCATAAGGTTGAGGAATTGCAGAAGAAACAGAGAGCACAGGAGCGTAGGATTCGTGACACCAAGCGGAAGATACAGAACTTGCAGACAGCTGTTGATAACTGCAAAGATGATAAGGCAAGGTTTGAATTGCAGAATATGCTAGACCGCAAGGCTCACACACTGAAGCTTCAGAATAAGCGGTACAGTGCATTTTGCGAAGAGAATGACCTAAGAGAGTATGCAGAACGATTGAAAGTCGCACAGTGGGACAGAAAGCAAGCTATGAAGAGTGCAGTTGCTGCAAGAAGATACGAAAGTGCGAAAAAGAGTTAAAGATGGGTACAACGAAGTAATCAAAAACATTCATAATGGATATTGGGTGAAGATTATATCGTATTTTGCACCTCCTTTTTTAGAAAATAGCCTACTAGGGGAATCCTGTTAAGAGGTATCGCACATCTCGGTAGGCTTTGCTCCTAAGGGAGCTGGGGACAGATGTGAATCTGCCTTTCTATAGCATCTGTTCTTGCGTGGTAATGGTTATGGGGGTTCGATTCCCTCAACCACGATTACCCTGACAGAGGTTTATCTGTCTGAATCCCTACCGTGGACGAAACGGTTAATAAAATACGTTGAGGAGGATATGAAACATGAAAAACATTATTCAGATTCTTTCCGATGCTGGTCTTGAGATTACAGATGAGCAGAAGAAAACAATCGAAACCAGTGTGAACGAGAATTACAAGACTCTTGCCGAGTTTGAGAAACAGGGCAGAAAGCTTGAGACAGTCACGCAGGAAAGAGACAACATTAAAACACAGTATGACACAGCCAAGTCTACTCTTGAAGGTTTTGAAGGCAAGGACTTTGACGCTATCACAAAAGAACGTGATGAGTGGAAAGTCAAAGCTGAATCAGCCGAAAATGAGTGGAAAACAAAGCTTGCAGAAAGCGAGAAAGATTATGCAGCAAAGATTGAAGAAAGAGACTTCAATGATGCGCTGGTTAAGGCACTGTCAGGTGAGAAATTCACATCTGAGTTTGCTAAGACAGGAATTATCAGCATGATCAAGGAAAAAGGGCTGAAACGTGAAGGTGAAAAAATCCTCGGACTCGATGATTACATGAACGAGCTGAGAGAGTCGCAGAAAGATGCATTTGCACCGACAGATGCTCCGAAAGTGCCGACCTTCACAACACCTACAAACAAAGGTGGAGGAGACGGTAAGGATCCAGTGTACACACCACCGGCAGTATGGTAGTCATGCAATAGTACGGTTATCAATCAGAGATAATCGTTGACCTTAAAAAGTTAAAGGAGAATACAAACATGGCAGATACAAGAATTCAGTCATTAAATATGCTTCTCGATCCAACTGGAAAAATGTTCCTCGCTGAGGAGTACGGAAAAGTTATCGAGAACGTACAGAAACTTACAATTTCCGGAGCAATGAAGAACACAGAGCTTTCTGGTGATCCTCATGCCGGAACAGTAGAAGCAAAGAGATTTGCAAACGCAACACCGAAGAACTACGGAACAGCTAGAACAGCTGCAAAGGGCGACGGTGTTAAAGGTAAAACGGTAACAATTCCGATTGATCAGGACAGAGAGATCGTAGAAGAAGTAGAGCAGAAAGATGTTTCTCTTCTTGGAGTTGAAGGACTTATTGCTAAGAGAACAGCAAACCATGCGCTTAGAATGGCAGCAGAGCTTGATACAAAGTTCTTTGAAGTAGCTGGTACAGATGCTACAGAAGTAGATCTGACAGGAATCACAGCAATTGAAGAGATTGCAGAGAAAATGATTCAGCAGTGCGAGACAACAAAGAATGAGTACGTGGACGGAGTTCCAAGATTAATGATGCACATGGTACTTGATCCGGACTACTACGGAAAAATCAGAACATACCTTGACAAGGTAACAGTTCCTGGTGTTGGAGCAGCTGACGAAGAGTTCTATGCTTTCCACGGTGTTAAGACATACTCTTGCGTACATCTTCCAACAGACGTTAAGGCTCTCGTTATGGTTGACGGTGCAATTGCGCAGCCAGTAATGTCAGATCCTTACAATGCAGAGAAGATTCCACTGTCAAACGCTTACGGAATCGAACTGTTCTACCACTTCGGAACAAAATCTGTTACACCGGATCTTATCTTCAAAAATAAGAAAATTGGTGGTTAATTAAGATGAAGTTTTTGGACAAAGAGACAGGATTGTATCTTTCTACTGACAATGCCGATAGTATTTCCAGTATGAAGAGCAATCCTAACAAATACGAAGAAGTAGCAGATAAGCCACAGAAGAAACAGCAGACAAGAAAAAAAGCTGAGTAAGGAGATTTACATGGCATACACAGACTATCAGTTCTATACAACTAAATATTTTGGAGATGCCGTGACAGAGGAAGAGTTTCCTAAGTATGCAGAGCGAGCAAGCGAACGTGTGGACAGCATCACTTTTGACAGATTAGCCGATGGCCTTCCGGAGGACGAAAGAGCTAACACAAAGGTTCAAAAGGCTGTCTGTGCGGTCGCAGAAGTACTGTATCAGATCGACTCAATCAGAAAAGCATCACTAGATACTGTGGGTGTGATTAAACACGAAGACGGTACTGTGAGTAAGAAGCAAGTATCATCCATTACGTCAGGTGCTGAAAGTATAAGTTTCGTTACTGGGACTAGCGGAACAGCAGACAGCATCTATGCACGAGCGTCAATGGATAAGAAAGTGGAAGCTTTGCTGATCAGACAGGTGGCTTCTGAATATCTGCAAGGTGTTGCGGATAAGAAAGGAGTGTGCCTTCTCTATGCTGGTATTTAGATGGCTTAAGCGGTTAATGTGCCGACATGAAAAACTAACATATTCAAGTACATTTCTTGATGAGATTGGAGACCATGAGTACAAGACTCATCATGTGTGGAAGTGCAAAGAATGTGGAAAAGAATTCTATTAGGAGGGGATACCGATGTATGACAAGACTGTGACTGTATTCAACAAATACACTGACAAGAATGATGCCATATATTGGTATCCTCATGTTATATCCGGAGTCACACTTATTACGGATAAGGCAGCCAATGTTGCTAAAACTGGTTTGGATACGGCTGATACAGCTAATCTTCATGTACCGTTTAAGGTGCGTGAAGGAGAAAGGATAGTGTGCAATCTTTCCTATCTCACTCCGAAAGTGTGGAAAACTACGGAAAACAAAGAGAATTCCATCACATTCTCGACAGGGGACATCTTCATGGAAGGCGAATATCCGGAAACGGTAATTGCTGATGAAGACTATACGTCACGCACGAACAAAGGATTCTACGATTATCTGAACAAGAAGATGGATAATGTCTTTCTGATCACAAGCGTAGGTTCTTACACACTGATTCCTCATTTTGAAATTGGAGGAAAGTAATATGGCAAGTAAAATATTTCATTTTCCAAGCTTCTCAATCGTAAAAGGTGATATCAAAGTGAATGTCAGCTTGAACCGATTTGAAAAGCAGTTCCAGGAAGCACAGAACTGGCTAGATGGTCGAGTGTTCACTGACATGGAAAAGTATATGCCGTTTCGTGACGGTAACATGAGAAACGTGTCTGCGATTATGAGCAGGTCCATGCAAGGAAGCGGTAAAGTGATTGCCGGTGCTCCACCTTACGGAAGATTCCTCTATGAAGGAAAAGCTATGGTGGATCCTGTCACAGGCTCACCGTGGGCAAGAGCCGGAGCAAAGAAGGTGGTAACAGACAGAGACCTTGTATTTGATAAGACAGCACATCCTAGAGCAACAGACCACTGGTTTGATGCTGCAAAGACAGAGAATGTGAAGTCTTGGGTGAAAGGAGTGAAACGAATTGCCGGAGGAAAGTAAGAAACCAGTCAAGTACGATGTAGACGGTTACGCTGCGGTAACTGATGCACTCGTTTCTCTTCTCAATAGTTTTCCAGGATTAGAGGAAGACGAAAAGATAAGATTCTCCACACTAGATGAAGATGGCGGTATTGCATTCTATCCAGTGACAGGAGCGGTGATTGCACTGGAAAAGAAGAGTGTAACTGGCAAAGTAGACCAGTTGTGCAACTATCCTTTTTATGTGATCTACCGGTCTTCAATCGACTCTCCAAAGATTAAGGCCAGTATCAAAGAATTCCTTGACACTCTTGGAAAGTGGCTTGAACAGCAGACGGTTGTAATAAATGGAGAACAAGTAAAACTGGAAGAATATCCAGTGCTTACAGAAGAGAGAAAAATAGAGGAGATCATAAGGCTTACACCGGCTCACTTAGATAATGTGAGTGATGGTAATGTCCAAGATTGGGCAATCAGCATCTCCTTGAAATACAGAAACATATTCTACAAGAAATAACGGAGGATAACAAACATGAAATTAGAGCGTGAAGCGTTGATGCATTATCTTGATGCATCGTTTAAAAAGGCACCGGCAACAGCAGAGTGGGCGGTTCTCGGTGACGATATCGAGGAAATGTCCGTGGAGCTTAATCCGGACACGGAACAGAAGAAGAACATTCTTGGAAAAACTGTGACAACTGATAATGGATATGCACCTTCCATGTCAGCTGATCCATTCTACGCAGATCCAGCGTCCAAACTGTATCCGAAGATTAGAGAGATTGCGTTGGACCGTCTGAAAGGTGAAGCTTGTAAGACACTTATGCTTGAAGTAATCGTAGAGGACACGGCAGCCACAAAGCATCTTGCTTATGTACAGGAAGTAATGGTTAAACCACAGAGCTATGGTGGAGACACTACTGGTGTCAATATCCCATTCGATGTAACAGATGATGGTGAGAGAACAAAAGGTTATGTCACAGCTGAATCTCTGAAATCAGGTAATCCAGTATTCACAGAGGGAAATATTGAGTGACTAAAACGATGGTTTGACATCCGTGGAGACACAATATTAGACGTAAATGACGAAGAGATATACCTCATTGAAAAGACGATTTGAGAAAGGACGATACAATGAGCAATAAATTAGCAAAACCAATGGCAAACAAGATTGTAGTAGATGATGGTAGCAAGGTCTACACGATTGAGAACAAAAGAGGAAAGGTACTCGGCAAGTTCGAGTTCAGACCTACAGATACAAATATCGTGAAGAGATATGAGGAAGTGGTTGAATACTACAATTCATATCAGCTGCCGGAGAATCCAAGCGAAGTGGATATGAGAAAAGCAGAGGATGATATTACAGAGAGAATCTCTTATCTCATCGGAGAAGATGCAAAAGAGACATTCTTCTCTATCCTCGGAGCATTCTCACCACTGGCGAATGGAGAACTGTACATGGAGAATGTTCTGTCCTCTATCGCAAAAGTGATTGAAAAGGAAATGAATATCCGCACAAAGAAGGTACAGAGTCGCATGAATAAGTATGTGGCTAAGTACCATAATTAATGGATCCGTGGAAACTTCCCACATCTTTAGACGTTAATGGAAAAGAATATTCGATACGCTCTGATTTTAGAGTGATATTGGATATTCTTTCTGCTATGAATGATCCGGATATCTTCGAGCCTGGCATGACGGAAGAAGAGAAGGATCAGGAGAAAGTATTTACAATGCTTAGAATCCTCTATGCTGACTTTGCTTCTATGCCACCTAAGGACTGGCAAGAAGCATCAAGAAAAGCGTGTGAATTCATCGACTGCGGTATTAAGAATGACGGTAAGCCTAGACCGAGGACAATGGACTGGGAACAGGATGCACCAATCATCATACCGGCTGTGAATAAGGTGAATAACGCTGAAGTGCGAGCTACAGACTATATGCACTGGTGGACGTTCTTCGGACTCTATATGGAGATTGGAGAAAGTACCTTCTCAACTGTAGTCAGCATCCGAGACAAGAAGAGAAAAGGTAAGAAGTTAGAGAAGTGGGAACAGGAATACTACAAAAATAATAAGTCTATTGTGGACTTACATCAGAAGAGTACAGAGAGAAGTGACGAAGAGAAAGCTGAACTCCGAGAACTCTTCGGATTGAATAAATAACCGGATATCGTATAGAGATATTCGCTGACCGCAGATAATTAGCGGTGGAAAGGATTAGAAATGGCACAAGCCGACGGCTATATCATAATTGACACAGAGATTAACGCTGACGGCATGAAAGCCGGAAGCAGAGAAGTTGAAGCAGCTGTCAGAAGAATGGCAAATTCGGTCGAGGACATGGGTTCTAAAGCTAAGACAGCACTCAACAAACAAGCAGACTCGTTCTCCAAGCTGAATCAAGAATATGCTGCACAGGAGAGAAAGGTTTCTGACCTTAAGAAGAAAGTAGCTGAATATGGTGAGCAGAAGATTCCAACAGAGGAATACAGAGAGATTCAGACTCAGATTGACAGAGCCACACAGAAACTTAGCTCACTGGAATCTGCACAGGAAAGATTCCTGTCTACTGGTGGCAAAAAGAACAGCTCATCTTTTAAGAAGATGCAGTATGACATAGAAGAACTTGAGAATGAAATCAAATATGCAAAAGCAGAATTAGCAGATTTAGAAGCATCAGGCGGTGCGTTTACACTTGGCTCTAAGACACAAGAAGCAGCTGCTGACATGGAAAGACTTGTAGCAGAAGAAACAAAGCTTGCAAATATGAACAATCGTCTCCAGACATCTTATGATTCCCTTAAAGAAACTTTCAGTGAGTATAGTGGGGAATTATCAAATAGCTATAGAAAAGCTATAAGAGATGTTGAAAAAGAGATTGGAGAACTTGAAAAACAAGGCTTGTTCTTCGGTGATGAAGATTACGATGCTGCTTATATTGAGTGGCAAAGATTAATCGATAAGGTCAAAGCATACAAGCAAGAACTCGCAACTCTTAGTAAAGTCAATCCATTTGATACGAATACAATAGAAGGCAAGCTTCGAGAAGCAGAAAATGAACTTGCAATTATGAAATCTTCCGGAAGAGGACTCGGAGATAAAGGGTATGATGCACAAATAAAGAAAGTTGCAATTCTCAAAGAAGAGTATAAGAACTACTTAAATGAGGTATCAAGAACTCCTAGCGAAATCGAAGAGATGAACAGGAAGATTGAAGAAGTAGCTGCCAAAGAAGCTGCTGCTGCGCAAGAAGCTGCCAGACTTAGAAGCATTGCAGAGAATGCGGAGATTGGTGAACAGTCAATTGTTGATTTAAACAGAGAACTTGAAAAACTCAAGCTTAGGCAAGCTGAATTGTCATCTGCTGGAATTGGATTCGGATATGAAGAATTCGATAACAATACTAGACGTATAGCAGAGATAAATGAAGAACTCAAAGATTATAAAGCTACGCTGAATAATGTATCAAGTGCAGAGCGAAATGTAAGTGAAGCAAGCAATAAAGTTGCAACATCTGTTGAGAAAGTTGGAAGGGAAGTTGACAAAGCTTCAAAGAAAACTTCCAGAGCGAGTAAGAATGCTCAAATAGGCATGGGTAAAATGCTGAAGACAGCGTTTATTATGAACATGTTCTATAGAGCAATGTCTGTGGCTATGAACGCTATCAAGGACGGATTCACAAACCTTGCACAGTACTCCAGCAGCACAAACAACAGTATATCAATGCTGTGGGGAAGTCTTGAGACACTTAAAAACAGCCTTGCAACAGCGTTTGCACCAATTTTAAATATAGTAGCACCGATTCTTAGCAAATTCATTGATATGCTTTCAACAGCTGCAAGCTATGTAAGTATGTTCTTCTCATTCTTGTCTGGAAAGAGTACGTACACGAAGGCAATCGCAGTACAGAAAGATTATGCCGGAAGCCTTAAGGATACGGCAAGCGGTGCGAAAGATGCAGCGGACGGAACAAAAGAAGCTACGGAAGCTGCGGAAGAGTACTTATCGCCACTTGATGATATCAACCGAATGGATAAACAGGACTCAGGAAGTGGTTCTGGCGGATCCGGTGGTGGAGGGGGTGCCGGTGGCGGTAGTGGTTCCGGACCGTTATTCGAAGAAGTACCTATCGACAATAAGTTCGCATCCTTGCTTGATTCCGTATTGGACAAGCTGAAGCAGATCAGAGACATCTTCATGAGTGGATTCTGGGATGGACTTGGAGATTACAAGCCACTGATCGAAGAACTCAAGAAGGATTTAAATTCTATCAGCGGATACATCAGAGACATATTTGCTGATAGAGATGTTCAAGCAGCAGCGAAGAATTTTGCTAGAAAATTCATTTACAATCTAGGGAAGATTGCCGGAGCATTTGTGAGCATAGGACTGACCATAGCAGTGAACATAGTAGGTGGAATCGAAAGCTACCTTGCTGAGAATGTGGACAGGATAAAACGTTATCTCATCAGAATGTTTGACATTGGTGCTGAAATCATGGATTTGCTCGGCACTCTTGCAGCCACAATTGCAGAGATTTTTGCTCAGACATTCGGTTCACAGACCGCACAGAATATCACTGGAAATATTATAGGAATATTTGCCACAGCGTTTGGATTAGTTTCTGAATTAGTAGCATCTTTCAGAAGAGATTTGATTAATTTTATCGTACAGCCGATTGTCGATAATAAAGAGAAAATCATTACTGCAATTAATGGACTACTTGCTCCGATTGAAACGATAACACAAGGAATAGAGACTTTCCTTCATAATGTTGCGGATGGTGTGACGGATTTATACGACAACCACATTGCCCCATTCTTCCAAAAACTGACGAATGGATTCAGCATGATTGTTGGAGCTTTGCTTGATGTATTCAATAATTATATTGCGCCAGTTCTTTCGAATATTGCAACGCTAGTATCAGAAGTTCTGAATGGTCCGGTCAGTGATGCCATAGGACAGGCACTCGCTTTAATCGGAAAAGTGATAGATTTGCTTGGTACATTATGGGAAAGCGTTCTTGCACCATTCATAAGCTGGCAGATAGAAACAATCCTACCGGTTTTAGGTCCTATATTTGAATGGGTCGCTACAACATTTATCAATCTGTTTGGAACAGTATCGCAGATCACAGCCGGAATTCTTGAAGTTCTGAATGGATTCTTAGATTTCTTCAAAGGAGTATTTACTGACGATGCTACACTTACAACTGAGGGATTAAAAGCTATCGCAGAAGGATTGAAAAAAGCAATCGTTGCAGTATTCGCATTCGTCAAGGATAACATCCTGACACCATTCAGTAACTTCCTTGAAAAAGTATTCCGTGTGAATTTTGAAAAGACATTCGGATTAGTAGGAATGTACATGGAATCTTGGGGGAAAACACTGAAAGATATTGTCGATTCCGTGAAACAAATATTCCAGGGAATTATTGATTTCGTTACTGGAGTATTCAGCTCAAATTGGAGTCAAGCATGGAACGGAGTGAAAGAAATCTTTAGCGGAATATGGGGAACATTTGCTGGTATTGTGAAATCTCCGATTAATGCAATCATTGGATTCATCAACCAGTTACTTTATGCAGTAGAACGCATGCAACATGGAATTGCAAATGCGCTGAATGCGATTTCGATTGATTTACCTGGATGGGTACAGGATTTAACTGGATATTCTTCTTTCGGATTCAATATTGGATATATTTCAACTCCACGAATTCCATACTTGGCACAAGGAGCAGTTATCCCACCGAACAAAGAGTTCATGGCGGTACTTGGTGACCAGAAGAGCGGTAATAACATCGAAGCACCTGAAAGCCTTATCCGTAAGATTGTAAGGGAAGAAACTGGTAACAGCTCACGCAAGATTGAAGTGCCGGTATATCTGAACCGTAGACAGATTGCGAAGGCTGTACTTGAAGAAGGAAAGAACATGAGAACGCAAACAGGAAGAAATCCGTTTGAAATGGCTTAGGAGGTAGAATATGGCACAGAACTATTTAAAATTCGGCTCATTCACACCACCAGATGTGGATGAGGACGGATATCAAATTTCATTCGCTACAACCTCTACAAAAAACTCAGGAAGAACCATGAGGGGAAATATGAAAAACTCCCCTCTCTTCACAATAGAAGCTTATGAGCTGAAATGGAGTGACATTAAGGTAAGTGACGCAAGCAAAATTCTCAAGGAGGTTATGGGAAAGAGCGGATTCGACTTTTTCCACCTTAACATTTATGAGGATAAATGGGAAACCAAAAGGTTTTATGCAGCAAACTTTAATGCTCCATGTGTAAGTTTAGTAGAAGGCGAAGAGAAACTGGATGAGCTGAGTTTTCAAGTAACATCGGAAAATCCAGTGTTATAGATTTCACCGGATATCGTTAGAGATATTCGCTGACCTTAAATAGTTAGAGGTAGATTTAATGAAGAATGTAAGCAACGAATTCAAAAACATCATAAAGTCAGGCGGTCCGTTCTATGCTTACGCATCGATTACACTGAAAAACGGTGAGAAACTATATCTTGATTCGGATAACGATTTCTTCATAAGCGGTAATGGATACGCAGAAGACGGAGGAGATGGATTCCCACTGGGATCCGCTCTCTCCAAGTCCGTTACGCTTGTCATTGATAACATCGATGAGAGATTTTCCAAGTATGATTTTTACTATGCACAGATTTCACTCTTCACTGAAGTTGACATCGAAAGTAGAAGCTATGATGCATGGAGAGATGTGAAAGGCGAGGAAATTCTCGATGTCAATGGCAACACGATTATGCTGACGAAATCAAGAATCGAGAGATTAAACGAGGGTACATTTACAGTACTTGAGCCAACAGCAGTCGGAGATACGATAGAGATTGTAGGCTACGATGCGATGTATAAAGCAGATGTGGATTTTACATCTAAGCTATCTTATCCAACTACAGCAGGACAGCTTCTTAGAGAAGCGTGCAGCGAATGCGGTATCATGCTTGGAAGTCCGAAGTTTAAGAACGATGATTTTGTGATTGAACAGGCTCCGGAAAAAGTGACTTGCCGAGAAGTAATCGGATATATCGCAATGCTTGCCGTTGGTAATGCTGTGATTCAGAACGGAACACTTGTTATTAAGAGTTACGACTTTTCTGCAATATCGAAGATTACAAATAGGGATGACTTAGTGGAAGATGCTGGCTATAGCATTTTGATGGACTATCAGTCAGATCCGGACATTAGCACAGATCCTGTTGTAATCACTGGAATTGCGACCACAAAGAAAGTAGAAAACGAGAGTAGAATCTTAATAAGAGGTACGGATGATTATGCACTTGAAATCACGAATCCTCTTATTGAAGGACATGAAGATGATGCTATCAACCTGATTGGAGATGTACTGATCGGAGTTAAGCTGAGAGGTTTTAGCGGAGAGTTCTTCCCGGATCCAACGATTGAATTCATGGATTTGGCTTGCGTGGTAGATAGGAAAGACAAAGTTTATCCAACATTTATCACATCTCTTGAGTTTAATTATCTTGGCAGCAGTTCATTTTCTTGCGGAATCAAGGATCCGGAACGGCAGAAGAGCACTTATTACAGCGAAGCTACAAAAGTGTATGAGAAAGCCAAAAAGGAAATCAAGCAGAATAAGACGGACTTTGAAGCAGCTGTCGAGAATCTGAATAAGACGCTTGAGAATGCATCTGGAATGTATTCGACGGAATCACCACAGCCGGACGGAAGTATGATTACATACATCCATGATAAGCCGACAGTAGAAGAGTCTAAGAATGTAATCAAAGTTACATCTGAAGCCATTGGTATATCAAATGATGGCGGTAAGACGTATCCTTACGGACTATTCCTAACAGGAGACCTTATTACAAGAATCTTGTATGCTATCGGCATTAATGCTGATTATATCAACTCAGGTTCTCTCACTGTAAAAGATAAGAATGGAAACATTACATTCTATGCTGATACGGAGACAGGACGAGTTACTATCAATGCAGAGTCAATATCCATCACCGGTAAGTCTGTGGAAGATATTTCCAATGGTATTGTAGATGATTTTGTAACTAACATTTACAAGACAGATATGGACGAGATTAAAAACTCTGTCCGGAACAAGATTGAAACATGGTATCAAGATAGTGATCCGTCTGTAAACTGGAAAGACAAAACCGAGCATGAAGGTGACTTGTGGAAAGACACAAGAGATAATAAAGAATACATTTATCGTTCCGGGCAATGGGTAGAAATGAACGTTCCAGACGAAGTCTTTGACGAGATTGACAGTAAGGCTCAAATCTTTATCAACGAACCGACAACTCCTTACAAAATTGGAGATTTGTGGTTTGAATCCGAGACAAAAGAGTTGCTTACTTGTATCAAGAGCAGAGCAACAGGCTCATGCGTAAAGGCAGATTGGGAGAAACGTACCAAGTATACGGACGATTCCACAGTGAACACATTTATCACAAAGATTTACGAATCGGACATTGATGATATCCGGAATCAAATCGACCAAAAGATTGAAACTTGGTATCAGAGTACAGATCCATCGGTGAATTGGGGCGGAACTGTTGAAATGGCATGGTGCGATGTCGATGGCGAATCAATCCTTGACGTAAACGGAAATGAAATCATCTTGCTATACGAAGAGTCTAAGGCTGAACATGAAGGAGACTTGTGGAAAGACCTGTCTACGAACGATGAGTATATCTATCGTGGCGGTCAGTGGGTGAAGATGCAAGTTCCGGATGAAGTCTTTGATGAAATCGATGGAAAAGCGCAGACCTTCATCAACACACCTGTTCCACCATATAGAGTTGGTGACTTGTGGTTTGACACAGATACACAGGAACTACTCACTTGTGTAGAAAGTAGAGACACTGGAAAGTGTGTGAAATCCGATTGGCAGAAGAAGACTAAGTATACGGATGATAGTGGATTGAATACCTTCATTTCTGCGGTATATGATCCAAAGATTGCAGAATTACAGAGTCAGATCGATGGTCAGATAGAAACATGGTATTACGATTACGAACCAACATTACAGAATGAGCCAGCTTCTTTATGGACAACATCAACGGAACGTGAAAAGCATCTTGGAGACCTTTTCTATTGGTCGTCAAAAGGATTTGCCTATCGGTTCATGAAAGATGAAGCAACATGGAAGTGGCAACTTGTACAGGATACAGACATTACGAAAGCACTTGCAGTGGCGGAGAAAGCACAGGATACCGCAGACCACAAGCGAAGAGTCTTCGTAGTCACTCCTCAGCCGCCTTATGACATTGGTGACCTTTGGGTACAGGGTGATGACGGTGATATCATGCGATGCTGTGTAGCCAAGAGTGACTCATCTGAATACGCTGTGGATGACTGGGAAAAGGCATCTAAGTACACGGACGATACAAGAGCCAACGAAGTGCAAAAAGAACTGGAAACAGTCAATAAGGACTTGCAGAATCAGATTGATGGCAAGATTGAGACATACAATCAAGCTACTGATCCGTCAGCTACGTGGACTACGGAAGAGCTGAAGCAGAAGCATGTAGGAGACTTGTGGTACAACTCAAAAGAAGAGACCACACAACGTTGGAATGGTGCATCTTGGTCAATACTAAGTGATGCAGAAGCAAAGGCTGCTAAGAACCTTGCTATTACAAAGAAGCGTGTCTTTAGCGTGACACCTTATCCGCCTTATGACAAGGATGATTTGTGGGTGCAAGGCACAAATGGAGATCTTATGCGTTGCGTGACATCACGTCAGAACGGTGAGTATGTCGCATCTGATTGGGTTAAGGCTACCAAGTACACAGATGATTCCGCAATCAATAACTTTGTTAAGAATACTTATGCTGCTGACCTTGAGAATATCAAGAATCAGATCGATCAGAAGATAGAAACCTGGTTCCAACCTACTGACCCGTCACTTAATTGGACTGGAAAAGAAACATTTGCTCTCTGCGACATCAATGGGAATGAAATCCTTGATATCAACGGAAACACTATCATGACAACATCTGAAACAGAAAAGATTGTGCATGAAGGTGATCTTTGGAAAAATTCTCAGACAGGTGATGAATATATCTATCGAAGTGGTAACTGGAAAGAAATGCCAGTTCCAGACTCCGTATTTGATGAGATTGACGGTAAGTCATCCATCTATGTGACACAGCCGAAGCCACCTTATAACGTTGGTGATGCGTGGTTTACCGGTACAGATATCCTTACTTGTGTAGTTGACCGTGATAGCGGAGAATTTGTTGCTTCCGACTGGCAGAAGAAGAACAATTACACAGATGACTCCGCACTGAACAACTTCCTAACTGGTGATTACTCAGAGACCATCAAAGAGATTAAGACACAGGTTGATGGTAAAGCGGAAACTTGGAGACAGAACACTGATCCGGCAACAGCTTGGACAACGGCGGAACTCAAAGCACAGCACAAAGGTGATTTGTGGTATAAGACCTCCGAACAGAAATCTTACATCTACAACGGAACCGGATGGACAGAGCTGAAGTCGAATCCACCGGATGAAGTCTTTGATGAGATTGATGGAAAAGCGCAGATTTTCTCAACACAGCCAAAACCACCGTATAATGTCGGTGATTTATATTTCACTGGAAATGATATCCTTGTCTGCATAAAGGACAGAGATACAGGCGAATATGTGGAGAGTGACTGGGAGAAGAAAGATAATTACACGGATGATACCACAGTAAATGATTTCATTCAGAATGTTTACGATCCTACCGTTGAGGACATTCAAAATCAGATTGATGGCAAGATAGACACTTATTACTTTGACTATGCTCCAAACAATTCCAACCTTCCTGCATCCGAATGGACCACAGCATCCGTGAGACAGAAGCACGTTGGTGACCTCTTCTTTTGGAAGAGCAAAGGTTTCACCTACCGCTATATGAAGGTTGACACTTCTTTCCAGTGGGTGAGAGTTAAGGATGCGGACATTGAGTCTGCTATGCAAAAGGCATCAAAGGCTCAAGATACCGCAGACGGTAAGAGAAGAGTATTCACATCGACTCCTCAGCCACCTTATGATGTTGGTGACCTTTGGACGCAAGGAAGCACTGGTGACTTGATGCGATGTAGAACAGCAAGAGCTAGTGGAAATTATAATTCTTCAGACTGGATTCTTGCTACAAAGTATACGGACGATACAGTTGCAAATAAAGCCATTGCACAAATAGAAGTCCTCGATGGAAAGTTAAACCTGAAAGTCACAGCAAAAGAAGTTGAATCTTTGATTGAACAGAAAGCTGACTCCATTCGTTTGAAAGCGGACAAAATCAGTTGGAGTTCAAAGTATTCCAGCATGAGTGAGAATGGAACTCTTACTTGCCAAAATGCCACAATCAACGGAACTGTTACAGCAGTAGCTGGATACAGAAAAGCCAAGGTAACATCAGGTTACACGGAATACAGTTGGAATGACACGCTGCTAGGTCACATCGGTACAAACTGCATGAAGAGTGATGCAAACAAAATGGGATTGAACTTCGACCTTGAGTACGATGGTTGGTATATGACATGGGCATATAAAAATAAACGAGATGATAATGCTTACTCGATGAAGATAACCTATGCAAGTGCTGCTTTTGACGGATTCACAAAAGACGCAATCAATATGGGATGCGATTTAGATATGAAAAACCACACTATCAAAAATCCGTCCTTTGAAGGCGGGGGAATCACTGGAACAATTAATTTTACACAAATATATAACGCAAAAAGTGATGGCAGCTTCGAATTTTCAAACGGATGTAAGATGCAGTTTAAAAATGGAATTTTGATTTCAGGATCATGGTATTGGTAAAGGAGCGTATATGGCAGAAATAAAAACAGAAGATAAGATATATGTCTTAGAAGAAGCTGAACCAGTTATCAACACAGTGAAACGCGTAGAAAAAAGCGGTACTGTGAAAAATGATACAAGGGAAGCGTTAAGAATCTTACTGGGGGAAGAATCATGAGTATGACAGAAGCCGCAAGGCAGATTAGAAAACTTATCGAACTGACAGCCAGCAACCTTACAGACGAACAGGCGGCATCCTTGCCGTGCTGTTTCCCTGTTTGGAGAGAGGGCATGGAAGTAAAAGAGGGTGAACGCTATGCGGTACGTGTATCCAATGCGGTTGCCACAGTAGCACTTGATGATGGAGAACCGCAAATTGAGGAGAATCTTGTGCTGTGTAAATGCATGAAGTCTCATACAACTACACAAGAGAATTCTCCTGAGGAATCAGAAGATTTGTGGAAAGTTCTGTAGAAAGGAGCAATCATGGCGGAAGAAGAAAAGAAAGAAAAGGTCACGTTACCTTTCAACTTTAGAGTCAACCAGTGTAGGAACTATCTTAGACTAGCTGTTAACACAGCAGTATCTCAGTACGGCTTAGACGGTGCTGTTATCAGCTTAATCATGGAGTCCTTACTGGGAGAGGAACATAGACAACAGGTAGCATATATGGCAGAACAGACAGATGCCATTGTAGAAGAGATTCAAAACAAGGATAAGGAGAATTAATCATGGAATGGACAAAGTACACAACTAAAGAAGAACTGAAAGACAATGATGAACTTATGATTCTTGACAAGGATGCAAATGCAAACAAGCGTACTTTGATGGACAAGGTATGGAATTATGTTGTCGATAAGATGACCAGTGCAGCAGTAGCAAAATTAACTACCACAGACAAGACAATGATAGGGGCAATTAATGAATTAAATAGTAAGAGCTACCACAATATTCCACGTCTTGTTCCGAAAGATATTACATCTTATTACAAGGACGGCACGTTGTGGAAACGTATTTCTGGAACTGGCGGATATTCTCTGTATCAGGACATTTATGTAGGAGATTACTTTCAGATGTCACGAGTGATTTCTGCGAAGAATCCCGATGCCACACAACAGTTAAATGGAACAGATTGGGTAACAATCGCATCTATTGGTGGTCTTGCACATAACGGTGACAATATGGACTTGACACCGAATCACCTTGTCATGGTTCCTGGAAAAGGATTTGGCGGTACACAGCATTTTGGAAGAAGTCGTATGAACCCAACAAACACGACAGAAGGTGGTTACAAAGCGTCTGAAATGAACACGACAGTGTTAGGTGCTGTTGCTACTGCTGGCTCTACCGCTGCTGACGCTACAATTAATCAGCAGTTATACGCAGAGTTCGGGACTCACTTGAAGAAGACAAGAGAGCTGGTTACAAACAAAATCAATGCTACTGGAACAAACAGATACGGTAGCAATACCGGTTGTTCAAATGGATGGGAATGGATTGATGTACAGGCAATTCTCATGAGTGAGGTTGAAGTTTATGGCTCTACTGTTTGGTCATCTTCTGGGTGGGATACTGGAGTTGCAAACCATCAGTTTGAATTATTTGCCAACTCAAAATCTGCGATTAATGACCGTTCAGCGTGGTACTGGCTGAAAGATGTAGCATCTGCGTCGGGGTTCTGCTATTGCGACCACAGTGGCATTGCCAGCTGCGGCGGCGCTTCTGTTGCGGGCTGCTATGTGCGCCCTCGCTTCGTAATCGCAGCGTAGCGAATCTGAAATCACCACCCCTTGTGGGTGGGATTGAAGATGGTAAAAAAGAAAGGAATATGATATGTCAGTTTTAAAGAACTTGAGAAGTCTTTCCTCTATGGAGTTTTACAAAAACGCAATAGAATTAAGAAAAGCAATCACAATGTGGATGCTTAGAGATTTTGGAACAAGAAGAAACACTAGATCTGTTGCTAGAGTCATTAAGGATATTGAAGAAGCCGATAAACTTGCAATTGATGAAATCTTTGCAAAATACGGTAAGTCGCCAAATCATGAATTTCAAAGTGAATATCCATCTTGGTTTGTAGACTTTGAACGAAATGTCATCATGAAGATATTGCAATCACTTATTTACAATATCACGATGGCGAACTCCATATATCCAACAGACGATTTCTTGAATGATGAATACGCACTCAGGCGCAAATATCAAGATGTAGCAATATCTGAGTGCTACTCACTTCTTCAAGAACTGAAATACATTGTGGCTTGCTTTGATGTCAATATTAATAAACTACAACCGATTTTAGACAGGATAGAAAAAGAAGTTGATTTGTTAAAGGGTTGGAGACAAAGTGATAACAAGAAGAGAAAAGACAGGTTAAAGAAATTAAAGAAATAAATATATAGGGCAACGCTTGTAAACATCTGCGTCGGAGTTCTGCAATTGCAACAACAATGGCAATGCCAACTACAACGACGCTTCTAATGCGAACAACTATGTGCGCCCTCGATTTGAATGACATGCAAATAACACCATATGTGTACGCATGTTTTACGAAGGAAGCGTTGTCCTTCCTAAACGGTAAATAGTTCACATGACGCTAATGGATACGTCTAAAAGCTATAAGCGTGTGACTTAGAAGGGAAGAAAATTAAAAATAATGAGGAACAACTACTATGAAATTTTACTGGATTTGAATGTTTTATATAAGGCATTTGAAAAATGTAAAGAGGGTGTTGATTGGAAATATTCAATGCAAAAGTATGAAGCAAATATACTTCTAAACCTAAACTCATTACAAAAAGAATTAAAGGATAAAACATATGTGCCAGACAAATATGTTGAATTTACCGTATCAGAGCGTGGTAAGACAAGACTGATAAAATCTCCAAGTATTAGAGATAAGATTCTTCAAAGAGCAATTTGCGATAATATACTAGAACCTATTATTTATCCAAAGTTGATATACAACAATGGTGCTTCAATTAAAGGCAAAGGTGTTGAATTTTCAAGAACGCAGCTAACAAAACATCTGGTAGAGTTTTTCAATGAACACGGAAACGATGGATATGTTCTTGTTGGAGATTTTAGGAAATTCTTTGAAAGCATACCGCATGATAAATTGATTGCAGCGCTAAGAAAATATATTTCAGATGAAGATGTAATGAATCTTCTCGAACTGATAATCAATTCTTATACAGATACAGGCGTTGGACTTGGAATTGGTTCGCAAGCGTCTCAGATATTTGGAGTATTTTATCCGACTCCGATTGATAAATTTTGTACGGTAGTTGATGGAAATAAATATTACGCAAGGCATATGGACGATTTCTATATCATACATCATGACAAAGAATATCTAAAAAAATTACTGCCAAAGATAAAGAAAATGGCGGAAGAACTTGGTCTGACTCTTAATGAAAAGAAAACTCAGATATGTAAACTCAGTAAAGGTTTTGTGTTTTTGAAGCAATTTATCTATATGACGGATACTGGAAAGATTGTCCGTAGACCGACAAAGGCAAACGTGGTGCGTGAAAGACGAAAGCTAAAGTCTTTTTACATAAAGTTGCAACATGGAGAAATGACCAAAGAATATATTACGGAACATTACAAATCATGGCGAGGTACTACAAAGAAATATGCCAAGTCATACACTATTAAGAACATGGATGAACTATACACATCTCTGTTCGGAACAGGAGAATAACATGGAAGAAAATATTAAAAGAGAAGAATTAGAAGCAGAACTTAGAGTATTACGTTCTAAATTACAAGCAAACACATCCGAGATCGGAGACTGGAAAGTTATTAAAGCGTTAGAGTATCAGCTTAATGGTGAAGAAGTTCCTTATAATATGAAAGCGTTGAATGCTGAAAGACAGAAAGTGCGTGACAGAATTAATGAGATTGAGGCTGAAATTTTAGCACTTAACGAGGTCAAATGACAATGTGAAATTTTTACTGTAAATTGAGATCTTCTATGATAATTTGACGGCTTAACAGCAGAAAGGTGCTATTAAGCCGTTTTACTATTTCATCAATTGAATTTCCCATTTCCCCTGTTTTTTCGTCAATATGGGTACAATCATTTCCCAAAAATCCATTACACTTAACTTAAGATTGCACATTAGCTGTATCAGAAACTTAATTTGCATAAAAATCATAATCAGATGTATTAACATTAGGTTAGAACTATAAGTGTTTAAGGAGAATGGTGATGGAATATGTAGGAAGAGAAGAACATACAGAATTTGCCAAACGTATCGAGGACGAGCAACATAGACAGAATAGGCGGATTGAGCTGTTAGAGGAATCAGTAAAACAGAACACAGCACTTACGGTATCTGTTGAGAAGCTTGCGAATAATATGGAAAGTATGGCAAACGAACAGGCGAAACAAGGAGAGAGACTGGAAGCCTTAGAGGGCAGAGACGGAGAAATGTGGAGAACAGTAGTCAAATATGTTCTCACAGCAGCTCTCGGACTTGTGATCGGATTGGTAGCAACGCAGATTGGATTAGGATAAGGAGAAAGAACATGGAACAGATTATCAACTATGTAAAGCCGGAACTTATTGTTGTAGCTATTGTACTGTACTTTATCGGTATGGCTGTGAAGCAGTCTGAGACAATTGCAGACAAGTATATTCCTAGCATCTTAGGAATTGCTGGAATCGTGATCTGCGGTATCTACGTGATTGCAACTTGTACTCTTGGAACTGGACAGGATATCGCAATGGCACTGTTTACTGCAATCGTACAGGGTATCTTAGTAGCTGGATTAAGTAATTATGTCAACCAGTTAATCAAGCAGAGTGGAAAGGAAGAGTAATTATGACAGAGCAGACAGTAAAAGAAATTATTAAGAGTTTTGCCTACGGACTTTCAGCGAAAGAAATCTCGGACAATGAGGGTACATCACTGGAAACTATGGAAAAATTTGCAGAGGAACACGTAGCAGAGATCGAACAGAAGAAAGCGGAATTGAAGGAAGGTGGATGGT